CTAATCAATTTGCTGGCTTATGGCCATACTTTGAAAAGATCAGTCCTAAGCAAGGTTACTTAGAGGGTGGATTACTATTCTATCCTGGTAACAAACCAGATGGTACTAGTGCTATGCCTGTACTAAACCCCGAAACAAACACATATGATTTCACCCCAAACATTACGACATTTCATATTCCAGTTGATAGTGATTTAGGTAAAAAGATTAAACAATCAAAAGTAATGGTCGCAGCGACTGGTTATTTTCCTACAATGGGTAGTAGTGACGAGCAACGACTACCGAACGCAGAGAGTCTAAGTGTGCCGGGTGTCATTGTGCAAGGTACTACTTATGTTCAAGAACCAGTGCCATTGGATAGCAAAGGACTTGATGCTATGGAAAAGTTCCTCACAACAAATGCTAAACTAATTGATAACTATCTAGCTCCTAAGCCGGGACTAAGTAATCCAGGTGGAGAATTGTATACGTACATGAACAAACACTTGCGTACTGAAGGATTACTTGCTGACTTCCCTGACTGGGCTAGAGCAAACTTAAGTCCCAAAAAAGCAGAAACATTATTAAGTGACCCAGAAGGATTAAAAGCAACATTGGGTGCAGTTGAAGGACTTAGCAATCAAAAGAATATATTGATTAATCAACTAAGCCAAGGCTTACATGGCGGTATCAAGCAGACTAAACCAGAAGGTTATGTACAAGCACATCCAGGCAAACAATTCAACTACGATATGCCAGGACAGTTTATCAAAACAATTGACCAGACTAATTGGGCTCCAAAAGAATCAGTTGTCAATGAAGCACGAGGTGGTAAAAAGGCCGTAGTAGGTTGGGGTCGTGGTATGGGTCACACTGGACATGATGCACTAGTACAAGCAGTCATACATCAAGCAGAAAATACAGGTGCTACACCTTACTTTTTTGTATCACGCAGTTTTGGTAAAGAGGATCCTATTCCACCTGAAACAAAACTAGCAATGTATCAGAAGAAATTTCCTAAGTATGCTAAGATGTTTAGTTTACCACCAGAAGGTGCAACTACATTGAATGCAGTACTAGACAATTTGAAAACTAAAGGATATACTGACGCTACAATAGTTGTAGGTGAGACCGAGAAAGACGCATTCAATTATTTAATAAAACCAGATAGTACAGGTAATCCAGCATACAAGAATTTTGGTTGGAACAATATAACTGTGATGAGTAGACAAGATACCAAAGCCCCTGGCAGCGATAAAAGTAAACCTGATTATCACGAAGGACCTCGTGCTACGCCAATGCGTCAAGTATTACTTGATCCAAACAAAACAGAACAAGAACAATTTACAGTATGGCGTCAAGCAATGAGTCCCTCACTAGATGATAAAGAGGTACTAGATATGATGAATACTGCAAAACAAAATCTTGTTCAGTTTCATACACGCAAACCAAGAAGAAAAGCAAGTGATATAAAAGAACACATTGCTAAGATGCGTCCATTATTAAAAGAAGCAAGTGTTGAGCAAAAGTACAAAATGCTTAAGTTGATGAAAGAAGCATATAAGCAAACTAGTGAAGTTGTGGCGGAAAACAATTTAGACAAATATAAAAAGTATACTAGACCAGTTGTAAAAACTGAACCAAAGATTGAAAGAACAACTAATCCAGCAGGAAGAACAACTGATCATGTTGAATGGAAAGTAACAAGCCCAACAGGTGAGATTCACAGATATAATTCTAAAAAACAAGCACAAGAGCATTTTGATTCTTTTGGTAAGCAAGGTGTGGCAGAAAACAACACCGCCGCAGGTATCAACAAAATGTTTAATAATCTTGGAGATCCTGTTTTTTCTAATCTACAGAGAGTAGCATTACTTGCTATGCAAGGTAGACAACAAGAAGCATACGGAAGATTGCAGTCAGTAATTAAAGATGCTAGCCCACAAGTACAAAAGAAAATCATTGATGCTGTAAACAATATCAAACCTGTTACAATCAATGGTAAGATAGCTGATTCTAGTACGATAGACAAAAGCAAACAACATCAAGATTGGATTATCAACACATTTATTCCTTGGGTGCAATCTCTATTAGGTAAGCAAGGTGTGGCGGAAAAAATGAAGATGGGTGCTACAATAGAACCTATGGAAGATAAAGAACAAAGTGATCCAGTAGTCGATGCTACATTAAAGTTCTACAAACCTGTTATGCAAAAAGCAAGTGAACAAGAAGTAGATCATTATGTAGAGAAAGCAAAACACTTATTACAAAAGACTGATGATCCAGCCGTTCGTAAAAAATTGATTGATATCTTCAAAGAAGGTCAACACAATCCATATTTACAAGGTGGTATTATCACCGCAATTGCAGCATTACTAGGTGGCGGCGCAATAAATCTTGCTAATAGTATTCAACTAACACCTTATCAAACTAATCTAATGATGCAAGGTATATTAAACACAATCGTTCCTACAGTGGGAGCAAGGATGAGTGGTAGAAATTGGGTAGATACACTCAAGTATACACTAGCTAGCTTAGGCGTTGGTGTTGGAATAGCAACTGTAATGGAAAAAGAAAGTGATGTTATTGGTCATGTAGCAAAAGACTTGATTGGTAAAGGTGCACCCATTGCTAAACTAAGAGCCGCACGAGACAGTGAACAAATGAAAAAGCGTGAGCGTAGTGATGGATTACCAGTTGAACCTAAATTTGATTACCTAGACGAAAAATAAAAATATTTCATACCCCTCTAACTGATGTAAATAATTATATCTTAATAGAGGACCATATGGCAACAAGAAAACCCAAAGCAACCAAAGAAGAAAAAACAGTACCAGTAGAGATGGTACAAGAAATCGCTGAACAAGCAGCACAAGAGCAAGCACAAAAAGCAGATGCTCCGGCAGATCAAACCCCAGTAGCAGGTCAAGTACAAGTAAATGTAGATTTCTTGCGTACAACCAAAGTGCATATCGCTATGCCTTGTTATGGTGGTATGTTGACTGAATCAACATTTATGAGTTTTATCAAGTGGGCTAACACAGCCCGTCAATTGAACATTGACTGGACATTGGAAACAATGGTCAACGAAAGTCTTATCAGTCGTGCCCGCAACACACTAACTGCTAAATTCTTAGCTATGCCAGATGCGACACACTTGTTCTTTGTTGACGCTGACATTGGTTGGGAGCCATGGCATCTATTAGTTCTATTGAACCGTGACGTAGATGTTATCGGTGGATTGTACCCAATGAAGACTATGCCAATCAAGTGGGTAGTTAACGGATTTGAAGGTGCTGAAGAAGGCGCTGACGGACTACAAGAAGTATCTAAAGCAGGTACAGGTTTCTTGTTGATGAAGAAACATGTATTTGAGAAATTGAATACTCACCCTGCGGTAAAGCAATACAAGAACGATATTGGACTTGATCCAATGTACGACCAATACTTAAAAACATATTTTGACACAGCAGTTCGTCAGAATCGTTACTACAGCGAAGATTGGACATTCTGTGAAAACTGGCGTGACTTAGGTGGACGCATTTGGATGGACAAGCGTGTACTATTGCGCCACAGTGGTAGTTATGTTTTCTGTATGGAAAATCAAGAACATCTACTTAAGACAGTTGGTCCAATGTTCTTGGAACAACAACAAAGTCTGGGAATGAAATTAGTTGACAAAGACGGCAACGAAATCAAGTCAGTAAAAGCAGCGTAAAAAAGCCCCGAAAGGGGCTTTTTTAATGATAAATAACTTATGAACCTAAAAGAACTACACAGTTTCAAACTAAGTGATGCAGTAACATTTCACGATAAACTTAACCCTAAGTTATGGAATGGGTCTAAATTACGCCCAGATGTTAGAGAACAATTGATGCTGATAGCGGCAGATTTTTTAGAAGAATTGGGTGTGCATGATTTAGATGTAAAAGATATAACAATATCAGGTAGCAATGCTGCATTCAGTTATACAAAGCATAGTGATTTAGATTTACATATATTAGTAGACATGGGTAACTTACCCGTAGATGAAGTATATAGAGAATTATTTACAGCTAAGAAAACAATATACAACGACACACATGATATAAAGATTAACAATATCCCAGTAGAATTATATGTACAGGACAGTAGACAACCTGTAGTAAGTTTAGGTGAATATAGTGTAATGAATGACCAGTGGATAAGAATACCTACTAAGCGTATAAGTGATTTTGACCAAACCGCCACCAAAAGTAAGTATGAAAAGTTATTAGGTTTAATAGAGATAGCACTACAGTCAAAGAAGTATAGTAAAGTAAAACATATAATAGACACAATCAAAAGATATAGACAAGCAGGACTAGATAAAGGTGGTGAGTTTGGGCCTGAGAATTTAGCATATAAGATGTTGCGTAGTCAGGGATATATTACAAAACTATATGAGTTAAGAGACAAGTTACATAGCGAAAAATTATCATTTGAGACTATGTATCAGAACATTAACGAAGAATTAGAACATATACCTCCAGTGTTATATCATGCTACTTATAAACAACGATTGAAAAATATTAAATTAACTGGTTTAGGTGCAGGTAAAAAGCGTAACTGGCCAGACAGTAGACCTGGTGTTGTATATCTAGCATTGGATCCAAATGTAGCAGAAAGTTATGCAGAAACAGCATTAGATGATTTAGATGCTGATTGGGATATCGTGATACTGCAAGTTTCAACAAATGGATTAGATCCAAACAAGTTTCATTTAGATAGCAATGTTCAGGATAATGAAGGTGATACAGTTGAATATCACGGTATCATTCCTCCAAGCAATATTTCACTATATAAGCAAGGTGTAGCGGAAGAATACAACACCATGCAATTTGCAGCAGAAAAAACTCCAGCAATAAATCCATATGGCGGGCGTAAAGATAATCAATATCGTGGTGCAATGTCAGAAGCCTCAGGGTATATCCCAAGTGAAAAACAAAAGAATGACCCACGATTTAAGACAGCACTAACGGTAGATGTACACCCTGACAGTATAAAAAAGAATGCAAAAGCATTCTACTGGAACACTAGTCGTGCTGGAATACCCCCAACAGCTAAAGCAAACGGCAAAATCTAAAGTTTCCTTATTATGGTATTTTGATAAATACTCTATAACTTTGGGAAACCGTCATGAGAATCAAGCAGATACTAGAAACAACAACCGCAGGATCAGTCGCAACCGTAGCACAGCCTATGATGACACAAACCCGTGAAGATACTAATGTGCGTGGACTAAAACCCGTACAGCAAGTAATCAAAGGTAAGGCTGTAAAGAAAGGTCCCTACGCTAATAGCATCACAGAAAGCAAAGTAAACGAAGATGATTTGGCAGAACAAGACTTAATCGTTATCCCGGGACAAGGTAGATTAAGAAGAACTGGATTCGTTAAGCATGATATGGATCAGGGTGAACATGAAGGGCACACATTAAAGAATAGTCTACACACTATTGCCCGTGCTGCTAGTGAATTAGATGAGAGATTGTCCGTTCAATCTGAATTCCCTGAGTGGGTATCAGAGAAGATTGGCGCAGCAAAAGGCATGATGGTCAGTGTCATGGACTATCTAATCAGCAGCCAAGAGATGCAGCATGGTGCTATGGAAAGTACCAGTGGACTTGCATATGAAGATAGCGACGGTGGTGAACAGATGCTAGAGATGGCTATGGGAGAGTTGCGTAATATTGCAAAGAATTGCAAGCAGATACATGGTATGTTGAAGCAAGGTAAACAACTGGATACATGGGAATACAGTTATATCACAGTATCAAATGACCATATTGGTACAGTAGCAGATGTGTTAGCTACTGATAGTGCCGACGGGGTGTCGGAGGCATTAAACTTAGATGATTTGAGAAAAGCAGCAGCAAGTTCCAGAAGTCCAGAAGATACTCAGGCTCTTAAACGCAATCCAGACTTTGCTAAAGTAATGCAAAAGAGTGTGAACAAACACAATAAAGCTGTAGTAAAAACTAAAAAAGATGTTGGCAGTAGAGTTGCTGATATTGGTCCTGGTGGAAAAGAATATAACGTAAAGACTGATGCTGCATGGGATGCTGCTAAGAAAAGTGTAGACGAAGGTTGGAAAAGTAAAATTGGTGCTGCTGCACTGGCAGGCGCTGCCGCTTTAGGCGGAGGTGCAGCACATGCATCTGAGTTACCATCTATCATTGCTCAAATCACTTTTCAAGTAGATGGTAAAACAGTTACTAAAGATATCAATCTTGGAACAGAATATCAAACTCCAGGACATGCGTCACAAGCGGTTAAAGATTTTATGAAATCTAAAGGTATAAAATACTATAATTTTAACTTACATCGTGCTGATGCTCAACCTTCTTTAGTTGACCCAGATGAAATGAATGCATCTAATCAAGAATATGAGAGACAATACAACTCGAATAATTTAAGTACTACACCATTTACAAGTAAAGGTGAGCAGTCTGCTAGGCTTCAACCAATGGCAAATGAAGGTGCTAAAGTAGATCGAATGGTCAAGCATGTAAAACAATCTGAAAAGAAGTTAGGACATTCAAGTAAAGAGGCAGAGAACATTGCATGGGCAACTGCTAACAAGCGTGGCATGTTAGATAACAAAAACAAGAAAGCATAATTATGAGAACCAATGAATTTTTAGCAGAATTATCTAACGAAAAGCTAGCCAAATACAAAACTGCGGCTAGTGCTGACGCTACTAAAGCTGACAAAGAGGGAGACTTCAAAAAAGGCGATAAACGTTTCAAAGGTATCAATACTGCTACTAAGAAACAATTCGATAATGATGCCAAAAAAGTAACAGAAAATAAACAATTTGTGTTAAATGAATCTTTATTGATGGAAGATCCTATCTATCGTCAATTCAAAAATGTTGGTAAGTATTTGTCTGAACGCAGACTTAGCAAAGAAGAAATATATCAAATATTTGCTGATACTGAAGCTGACATGACAAATAAAGACACTGGTGCTAATCGTACAATGTTGGGTCGTGGCAAAGATGTAACAGGTAAAGCAGTAACAAGCGTTAAAGATTCTGTGTCAAACGTTTTGAATTCTATTCAAAATTCAGTTCCAGTATCAGCAGTTGATGTTGCATACGATCAAGCTACAGCTGCCTTAGGAAAAATGACAGGTGGTGAAAAAAGCAAGATAATGAAATCTATTATTGGATATCGTAATCTTGCTAAACAATATCCAAAAACAGCTGGCTTTGCTAAAGCAGCATTGGTTGCTGCTATTGGACTCGCTACCGGTGGAGCAGGACTTCCTGCTATAGCAGGACTAACTTACGCACTTGATAGTGCTATCAGAGGTGATAAGTTATCAAGTGTGATTGGTAAAGGAGCCGGCGCTGCTGCATTAGCATATGGTAGTCAAGCCTTAGCTTCTAAAGCTAACGCAGCAACTACACCAACAGGAGCTGATATACCCGGAGCAAATCCGCATCAATTAGACCCATCACAGATGCAACAACCTCCGGCAACTAATATACCCGGAGCAAATCCGCATCAATTAGACCCATCACAATTTCAACCTACTCCTACTGATTTTCCCCCAGCTGCTAATGATATAGTAAAGACAGTTGCAAAAGGCGATACATTAAGTAATATTGCACAGCAAAATCAAACTAGTGTAGAAGTTTTAATGAGAGCAAATCCTCAAATAACTAATCCTAACGCATTAGCAATAGGAACTCAAGTTCATATTCCCCAAGTAAATGCACCTACATATCTACACGGTGTAGGAACTGCGAGTGATACCGCTGCTAAAACTGCGTCTGGTGCATATGATAGTGTACCAAAAGCATTAGGCAAACAAGTAGCAGCTACTAGAGGTGCTTGGACTGAAAGTATTTGGCAAGATAATATTCCTGCTAGAAATAAAAAAATTGTAGAATCAATTGCATTCAAAAAGTTATCGGCATATGATTTGATAGACAAAAAAACTACTGCGTTGAATTGGGCATTGAACGAAAGTATCGGTAATAAAACTAGAAATGTAAATTTAACTACATTAGGTGTATATACTATATTTGAAAATGTTGATCGTTATCGTCTTGCTGTAATGGAAGCAGAGGCTACCCCTCCTGAGCAATATCGTCCAGATCAACCAGGCGGCAAAGGCAAAGAAAGCAAACCCGGTATGATCGGAAGAGGGCTTAACTGGCTAGACAAAGCTGCCGGTAAAGTTGGTGGAGCATTAAGTAACTTTGGACATCAATTCACTACAAACGTCACAAAAGAAAAACTAAATATGAATTGGACTCAAGCAGGACAACCGAGTGATTCAGATCAATTAGCAGCTTTTATGAAAAAACAAGGTGTACCAGAAGAAGTAATCTCAACAGTATACACAAAAATGGGTCTACCGTTTACTATGACTCCAGCAGCAGCCACAGATACAGGTGGAGCAGGTGCTGGCGCATTTGGTAATATGGCAAATCAATTATCCGGAGCAAACAACAGCACAGCATCTACTGGAGGTTCAACATCAACTTCGGCGACAAATTCGGGTGGAACAGTAAATTCATTCACTGGTTCAGTGAATTCATATAAGAACGCAGGTCAAAGTAGTTTTCAACCGCGAGTAAGTGGTGGTGCAGCTTCTAGTACAGGTAATACAGCACAACAGTCTCAACAAGCACAACAGCCGCAACAATCACAACAGCCGCAACAATCGCAGCAGCAACAAACAGAACCTAATACACCGCGTGAACAACAAGCGGTTACCCGTACAGTAAGACAACAGATTAATGATGTTATGCATACTATAATGACTCAACACAATGATGATCAACCTCCATTAGTAAAATATTTGCGTCAACAACTTGACAGTAGTTTTCCACCTGAAGTTGCAGCAACACCTAAAAGAGCAGCACGTAAAAGAGCAGCGCCTAAAGGAAAAAAACCTGATAATACTATAGCAATGCCAAAGAAAGCTGAAAAATTTCGTGTGGGTAAAGATGTAATCACACCTGATAATCCTATGTATGATAAAATTAAAGCAGCTAGTGGAGTAAAAGAATCAGCAATATTAAAAGGCCTAAAAGGATAATTATGTTAACAGAAGATTTAAAAGTGTTATTGGCAAGTGTTAACTCACTATCTATCAAAGCACAAAACTTTCATTGGAATGTAGAGGGAGATAACTTTCCGCAATATCACGATTATCTTGCTAATTTCTATGAAGAAGTATACAGCGCAGTAGATAAAGTTGCTGAATATATTCGTACATTAGATAGTTATACTCCGGGTAGCTTAACACGCTATGCAGAGTTAACAATCATACAAGATCAACTTAAGATTCCTCGCGCTGAATTGATGTTTGCTGAATTATATGAAGATAATGCCAAAATGATTGAGCTACTCAATCATTGTTTTGTTTCAGCAACACAAGAAAACAAACAAGGTATCGCTAACTTTATCGCTGAAAGGTTAGATGCACACGAGAAACATCAGTGGCAGCTTAGAAGCATTTTGAAAAAATCTAGGGCATAACATGAAAAAAATAATATTATTATTGACATTGACAATACTATCTAGTGTTACATTAGCAGAAAAGCAAAAAGAAGGTGTAACATACGATGCTGTGATAACTAGAGTTATCGATGGTGATACTGTAGCCTTTCAAGCACCATTCTTACCTGACCCATTAAAGAAAGAATTGAGTATTCGTGTGTATGGTGTTGATACACCAGAAAAAGGGTTTAGAGCAAAATGTCCTAGCGAAGATCAAAGAGGTCAAGCAGCAACTGCTTTCACTAAGCATGCCATTGAAGTCGCAAACAAACGACAAGTCGTTCTCATGGATTGGGACAAGTATGGTGGTCGTGTGTTAGGTGATGTACTATTAAATGGACAAAGCCTTAGACAAATGCTAATTAGTCAAGGCTTTGCCCGAGAATACTACGGTGAAGCTAAAACCAGCTGGTGTAACTAAAATTTATTGTTGATAAAATACCACCTATTGTTTAACAAGTTTAAAAATGACTGAAACATTTTGTATATTACCATGGATGTCCATGGCAACTAATCCTAAGGGCGAACTAAGAGTATGTTGCAATAGCACTGATAGTACTCCTGGAGCTATTAGTAATCTCATTACTAGACACGACAATACTCCTTATCATATATTAGACGATGATATTGATAATTTTTGGAATAGTAAAATCTTAAAAAATTTAAGAAAAGATTTCCTTAATAATGTGAAACCAAAAATATGTCGCCAATGTTTTAGCTTAGAATCTTTTGGAATAACATCCCCTAGACAATTTTGTAATCAAAAATGGATGTTTGATTACGAACCTAGTATCACCCCTCCTGTTATTATTAAATACATAGATATACGATTGGGAAATTTATGCAATTTAAAATGCAGAATGTGTAATCCATATTCAAGTAACCAATGGATCGAAGAATGGGGATTGGTGAAAGAACCATTGGATGATAAAACCAAAACACAATTATTTAAAATGGATTGGCCTAATAATGACAAGGTGTCTGAAAATTTATTGAAGTTTGCTAATACAATAGAAGAAATATACTTAACTGGAGGTGAACCAACTCTAGCTACAAGTCAATATATATTGTTTGATAAATTAATTGAATTGAATGTAGCTAAAAATATTACTCTGAAGTACAATACCAATTGCACAAATTTACCAAAAAAAATGATTGACTATTGGAAACACTTTAAAAAAATTTCGCTGAATGCTAGTGTAGATGCATATGGAGACCTCAATAGGTATATAAGATACCCAACTGGATGGAGTTTAGTTGAAACTAATTTAATGAAATTTAAAGAATTATCGCATGAAAATATAAATTTAGCAATACATATTACGGTTCAAATGTATAATATATTACACCTAGACAAATTATTAGAGTTTTTAAATATGCACCAAATAAACAATATTTATTTAAGTATACTAGATCACCCATCATGCTTAAACATTAAATTATTACCAGTTGAATTGAAAGAATTAGCTAGAGATAGATTACAGCCGTTTATGCACATTCACAGAGTTAAAAACATTATAGATTATATGTTATCTGAAGATTTAAGTTTACGACTTAGCGCATTTAAAATGTATACACTGGCACTTGATAAAAGTAGAAATGAATCGATTTTAGATTTGGTTCCAGAAATGAAAGATATATTTAATACTAAAGATAATAGTTCACACTAAATATCAGTATGAGCATGATAAAATTAGGTAAATTAATAGGTGATTGGAGTAACATCAATGATGTATTACTGCAACAAGTGAATACTCTATTCAAACTTAGAGATTCTACGACTTTTTTGGATATACAAAAACCAAATCAAGTATGTCCCTTTATCAAAGATGATTTGACACATTATAATATAGACCAACCTTTTACTATTAAAAGAATTTTTATTCATTTAACAGATTGGGAACCTGGACATTTTTATAGTATTGACAGTAAAATTCATACTAACTGGAGTGCAGGTGATGTATATGAATTTGATTGGCACAATGGTTCTTATGCTAGCGCAAATGCAGGCTCTGCTGACAGAACCATACTACACTTAACTGGCATAATAACCGAAGAATCTAATGAATTTTTGGCTAGACTAAAAAGATTTGACACATACGCACTTGAACTTAAAGAAAGTTCTTGGTAAGAACACACCTTAGGGCCGTGTGGCCGGCTGCTGGCCAACGAATAGGAATCGCTACCCATTTAGTTCGTTAAAGTGAGCACCTTTTGATAAATACATAATGCTTACTGAACACATTATTATTGAATCCGCTGCCAATGAATTAGCAAAAAGATTGCCGTCATTACAAAAACATGACTACACTACTATTGACAAGTTGATGCAGCAAATTGCTAGCAAACATCGTATCACTGGTAAAGCATTACATGACTTGTTTGTTCATAAATTCAAACGTTCACCTGATGAATGGGTCAAAGGTAAACTTGACGAACAACAGATGAGTGTAGATCAGGTAGCAGGATTAAGAAAGGTTCGACCAAGACATGTTCCTAATCAGCATGAATTATCAGAAGATGATGAACCAGACTTCCTAGAAGATAATCCAATAATGCAGAAATTTATCAAATGGGCTAGCAATGAATTAAACTTAAAGTCTACACCCAAATTTGAATTCAGTTACAATACCGAAGAAGCACAAGCTGGGCATCATACTGGTAGACATAAAGATAGTGACAATAGCGTTTGGGTATATGTAGCCAATCGCAATATGGTTGATATCATGCGTACTGTTTACCATGAACTTACCCATGTACGTCAGGGTGAATTGAATATGATTAAACCTGGTGACAGTTATCCGGGTAGCCCAATTGAGATGTTAGCTGACATGACAGCGGGCAAAGCAATGAAGATATTCGGCAAAAATCACCCAGAAATCTTTCAATAAAATAGTTTCTATGCTATACTGCATAGATGCTAAAACTGCTCTTTCCATTACCAAAAGAAATCGTTATCGCATTTAGTGGCGGTGTTGATAGTGTTGCTATCACAGATTTCCTTTCACAAAAACATAAGGTAACTTGTGCTTTCTTCCATCATGGAACAGAGAATAGTGAACGAGCATTAGAATTTGTTGCTAAATTCTGCACCGAACGTAATCTTCCACTTATGATTGGATTGATTAAGAATCAGAAGCCAAAAGAACTTAGCACAGAAGAATATTGGCGAAATGAACGCTATGACTTCTTAGATAGTTTTGGTGATTCATTGGGTCCAGTAATCACTGGGCATCATTTGGATGACTGTGTAGAAACATATCTTTGGTCATCACTTCACGGACAACCAAAAGTTATTCCATCAAAAAGAAACAATGTTGTACGCCCATTTCTAACTACACACAAAAGTGAATTTACAAATTGGTGCGAACGAAAAGATATCAATTGGTGTCACGACAATAGCAATGATGACACAAAATATATGCGTAACTATGTAAGAACACATCTCATGCCACACGCATTACATATTAACCCAGGATTGCATACTGTGGTTAAAAAGATTGTAGAAAGTCAGCAAAATGTTTGACTTTACTACGCACGGCATGTATACTAAATTACTTAACAAGGAGAAATTATGACAGCAAAAATATTTACAGGTGAACAAAAAATTAAACTGGTTCAATTGGTGAATGAGGGCATGGTAGTATTACATGAAATCGATACCCTACGTGAGGGTCTAAGTGATACTGTAAAGGCTATCGCAGAAGAACTAGAAGTAAAGCCTAGCATTCTTAAGAAGGCAATATCTGTCGCACACAAAGCAAGTCTTGGTCAAACAAACGCTGACCACGAAGAACTAAACACAATCTTGGAAACTGTAGGTAAGACACTTTGAGTTACGTTGACGCTATTCATAGCAGGGATGAGGATCGTATCTACGTTGTAGAACGAGACAAGGATGGCAAACGTCAATACAAAGAATATCCCACAAACTATGTACTCTACTATCCCGATCATAAGGGCAAGTATCGTAGCATATATGGCGACCCCGTAAATCGTTTCAGCACACGCAAACGACAAGAGTTTGAAAAAGAACGCAGGATACATTCTGGTAAAAAACTCTTTGAAAGTGATGTGCCAGTGATTTTTCGCTGCCTTAGTGAAAACTATCTCAAGGCAGATGTTCCTAAACTTCACACATGCTTCTTTGACATTGAGGTAGACTTTGATCCTGAGAAGGGTTTCAGTCCCACTAGTGATCCATTCAATCCAGTAACTGCTATCTCATTATATCTGGACTGGCAAGATACATTGGTTACACTATGTATTGCTCCCAAACACATGAGTCCAGAGACAGCACAGGAAATCTGTAATGAGTTTGAGAACTGTATGTTGTTAACAAATGAAAAGGACATGTTTGATGTTTTCTTTCAACTGATTGAAGATGCTGATGTGATGACTGGTTGGAACAGTGAAGGATATGATATACCTTATATGGTTAATCGTGTCACAAGAGTAATGAGCAAGGATGATACTCGCAAGTTTTGCTTAATGGGTCAACTACCTAAAGCAAGAGAATACGAACGTTTTGGTAAAAGTGAAACTACATATGACTTAGTAGGTCGTATTCACATGGACTACTTACAACTCTACAAGAAGTATAACTATGAATCACGACATTCATATAAGTTAGATGCTATTGGTGAGATGGAAGTAGGCGAGAACAAGACTCAATATGAAGGTACTCTTGACCAATTGTATAACAAAGACTTTAAGAAGTTTTTAGAATACAATCGTCAGGATACTATGTTGTTGGTGAAGATTCACAACAAACTCAAATTCTTAGAACTAGCTAATCAGCTAGCACATGAGAATACAGTATTACTGCCAACAGTAATGGGTTCTGTAGCTATGATTGAAATGGCAATTTTCAATGAAGCGCATGAACGCGGAGTAGTAGTTCCCGATAAAAAACGAAAGAATGAAAATGCAGAAGAAACAACGCCAGCAGCAGGTGCCTTCGTTGCTACGCCCAAAAAAGGCATGCACGAATACGTCGGAGCAGTTGACATTAACTCGCTCTATCCCTCGGTTATTCGTGCCCTCAACATGGCAGGAGAAACAATCATCGGTCAAGTCCGTCAGACATTAACTGACAAATATATGGACGACAAGGGCAAGCAACTTGCTAGCCTTAAGAAACGATATAAAGAAGGTGACGATGATGTTACTGGTGCTATTCTATGGGAAAACTTGTTTGGCGTATTAGAATATTGTGCTATTATGAATCAAGACCGTGGCACAATGCTTACACTAGATTATGAAGATGGTCGTAGTGAAGAATATAGTGCGGCTGAAATATGGAAGATGATTTTTGATAGCAATAGACCTTGGATGCTAAGTGCAAATGGTACAATCTTTACATATGAGAAAGAAGGTATTGTCCCTGGATTACTATCACGCTGGTATAGTGATCGTAAGGTCATGCAAAAGAAACTTAAAGAATCTACTACTAACGAAGATAGAGAATACTGGGACAAGCGTCAACTTGTTCGCAAGATTTTGTTGAATAGTGCATATGGTGCACTACTAAATGAACATTGTAGATTCTATGATAAGCGTATTGGTCAGAGTGTTACATTAAGTGGTCGTCAGATTGTCAAACACATGATGAGTACTATTAATGAAACAATCGCAGGTACATATGCACACGATGGCGATGCTATTGTATATGGTGATACTGACAGTTGTTACTTTACTGCATACCCTATTCTGAATACGCAAATACAGAATGGTGAACTAGAGTGGAACAAAGAAACTTGCATCGGGTTGTATGATAGTATTGCTGACCAAGCTAACGAAAGTTTCCCCGCATTCATGGAACGTGCATTTCATGCACCACGCAAGAATGGTGAAATCATCAAAGCTGGTCGTGAATTGATTGGCGATCGTGCTATCTTTATCACAAAGAAACGCTATGCTATCAATATCTTTGATAAAGAGGGCAAGCGCAAAGATACAAACGGTAAGAACGGTGATATCAAGGCAATGGGTCTTGACTTGAAACGTGCTGATACTCCTAAGTACATACAAGAATTCTTAATGGATGTGCTTACTAAGGTCCTTGCTGGTGCTCAACGTGATGTTGTTATTGAAATGGTTAAAGAATTCAAAAACAAACTATCAGAACAAGATAGTTGGACAAAGGGTTCACCTAAATCAGTTAACAACTTGACTAAGCATACAATTGAGTTTGAAAAGACTGGTAAGTGTGGTGTTGGTCATGCCCGTGCAGCAATTAACTGGAACTATCTACGCAGAGTATATGGTGACAACTACAGTCAAAAGATTGTAGATGGTATGAAGATTGTTGTATGTAAACTCAAAGACAATGCATTGGGCTTCACTAGTATCGCATATCCAGTTGATGAACTACGACTACCTACATGGTTCAAGGAATTGCCTTTCGATGATTTACTAATGGAAAAGACATTGGTAGATGAAAAGATTGATAACTTGATTGGCGTATTAGATTGGGATATCAGAAGCAATACTGATGTTAACTCAACATTTGATGACTTATTCACATTTGGTTAAACTGGTGTTGACTATCGTAATATATTCCACTATAATACGTGATAGGAACTCCTAAATATTTCAAACAAAGGAAACAAAATGAAAGATTACTTAAAAGACTTAATTGACCATACACATGGTCTTGGTACTATCGAACTAGTTAAAGTTACTGGTACCGACACAGAGACTACTATCAATGCAGTAGCTGAAAACAAGAATGTTATCGTAAGTGGTACATTCAAAGACCCACTCGCTGACTTCATTGGTGTGTTCGGTATGCCTAACTTGAGCAAACTTAAGACAATCATCGGGTTCGATGAATATGACAAGGATGCTAAAATCAATGTTGTTCGTACTCAGCGTGATGGTATAGATGTTCCATCTACTATTCACTTTGAGACTAAGAGTGGTGACTTTGTTAATGACTATCGTCTTATGCTTAAAAGCGTAGTTGATGAAAAGGTCAAGACTGTATCATTCAAAGGTGCTAAGTGGAATGTTGAATTTGAGCCTACAGTAGCAGGTATTCAACGTCTTAAGAAGCAGGCAAACGCTAATAGCGAAGAAGAACATTTCGTATTCAAAACTGATGGCAGTGATTTGAAGATTTACTTTGGTGACGCATCGACACACAGTGGTAACTTTGTATTCAACACTCCAGTATCTGGAACATTAGCTGGCACACACAAGTGGCCCGTCAAAGAATTCTTGAGTATCATGGATCAAGTCGGTGACAAGAAAGTCAAGATTAGCGAACAAGGTGCGACTGAGATCACAGTTGACAGTGGTATCGCAACATATGTTTACTTACTTCCAGCGAATAAGAAATGATCAAGGGTATAGCTCCAATGGGTAAGTACACAGTTGTTTCTGCGGGGAATACTAGTGTTCCCTATGTCAATCCAAATATCAACAATCCTATACAAGGAATGATACGTATCAGTGGTACTGATATGCAAGTGTATGACGGAACTACTTGGATGACGATGAATACTAGCTATGCAAGTGTTGGATTGTCATCTGATGCAGAAGCATTGCTTGACTGGGCTAGAAAAAAACGTAATGAAGAATTTGAATTAGAAGCATTAGCACAAACTAATCCTACTATCAGAGATTTATTAGACACTATCAAGCAAAAAGAAGAACAAATAACTATTGTCAGGACTTTAATTAAACAAGAAGTCGGTGAATCAGGTGTATCAATTCCATATGGCCCAGCATAATCTAACATCAACACATAACCCAGAGTGGGCATTGTTCTTACCCGCAGTCAGCAGTTTCTATATTGCTGGCTTAGGTAAGCAACGCAAGGGTGAGCCATACTTTGATCAGACTCGCATTCCGGCAGGATTCAAAGGTGATGTTGAGAAACTAAATTTTCTTAACAGCAAAGAAGGTCTTTACTATTACAAGTGGGGACTGTATAGTGCTGGTCATGCTAACTTAGATACTACAGACGATGATGCAAGCGAATCAATCATACGTGAACGTGAAGCTGGCACATTCATGTTAGGTGATAGCGGCGGCTTTCAGATTCTTAAAGGTCAATGGCCCGCAGACTGGAAGGATCCTAACTGTCCTCGTGCTATGAAGAAACGTAAAGCAGTATTGAATTGGATGGATACATACATGGATTACGGTATGTGTTTAGATATCCCAAGTCAATCATTGACCACTTATCACATCAAAGATCCTAAGACAGTGGAAAAAGATAGTGATGGTAATATTATTCCAGGCACTGGAAAAAGTGTGCATGGTATTAAATTGATTGCAGATGCAGTAAAAGCTACACATATTAATAACGAATACTTTATAAATAACCGCTCAGGGAAATGTAAGTTTTTGAATGTATTGCAAGGTCGCAATCATGACCAGTCGGATGATTGGTATAACGAAATGAAAAGATATTGTGACCCAAATATTTATCCAGACAATCATTTTAATGGTTGGGCATTCGGTGGACAAAACAAGATTGATATTCATCTAACATTGCGTAGAATGACTGAAATTATCCATGATGGATTGTTATGTGAAGGTAAGCATGATTTGATTCACTGTTTAGGTACAAGTATCTTAGAATATGCTGTATTGTTCACTGATATGCAGAAAGCTATTCGCAAGTATCACAATCCAAAACTACAGATTACTTTTGATTGTGCTAGTCCTTTCTTTAGTGCTGCTAAAGGTCTTGCTTATTTCAATACAACTATTGAGCATAATAAGAAATGGTCTTATCAAATGGAAAAGACTGCTGAAAAGAAAAGTTATGCAAGTGATACACGCAAGTTCCGTGATGCTGTATTAGCTGATAAAATTCATAAATCATTTACAGACAGTCCTGTGACTGATGCATTGGTTATGAAAGACTTGTGTTATCGTGGTGTAGGATTCTTAGGACAACACGGTAAAGAAACTAAAACAAGCTGGGACACATTAAGCTATACACTACTACAAAGTCATAATGTTTGGATGCACATGAATGCGGTTCAAGAGGCTAATCGTCAATATGAACAAGGCGTCATCCCCAAAATGATTGTGCATAAACTTGAAGGTGATAGATTCTTTACTCAATTGGTTGATGAAATATTTAGTAAGAAAACTAAACAGGAAGCATGGGAATTGATTGACCAACATAGTAGTTATTGGAAACAATTTCAATCTGGTAGCCAAGGTATCAGTGGTAAGAAAACTGAAAATGCCATGAGTTTTTTTGATAAATTGTTTACTGTAGAAGAAGAAACAATTGAAGAAATAGAAGATAGTGATGAAGCTATTGCATTAGTTTTGGAGTAATAATATGTATAGACAACGAATTGCAAGATTAGAACAACAAATCAAGGACCTTGATGCTAAAATACTAACAGCAGAACAGGACAAAGACTTTGATGTAGATACCCTTAAAGATATGAAAATAGATAGAAATGATGTATACTTTGAGTTAAGGAAGTATACAAAACTTCAATGGGAAGAAGATCACGAACGTGTTCGTTTTGAGGATGATAGATGATTGAACAAAGAATTATGGCATTGGCAGAAAAGCGTCAACGCATCAAAGATAAAGCAATGCGTACAATTTTTGTGCGCTTTCAAAAAGAAGGTATTCATAAGTACCCGGCAGCAGCAACAGACCCTAACTTGGCAACAGGTGATGAGTATGATGTTAGCTTTCTAGCAACTCCACATCGTCACATCTTTCACTTTGAAGTGACGATTGAAGTGTTTCACAACGATAGGGATATTGAGTTTATTCAATTCAAAAGATGGCTAGAGAATCAATATTCTCAAAACATTCTTGCATTGGATTACAAAAGTTGTGAAATGATTAGTGATGACCTTTATGAGGTTATCGCAACTCGGTATCCAGATCGTAATATCAAAATCACAGTCTCTGAGGACAATGAGAATGGTGCTACGATTCATTATAATATAACTAAACCTTTAACTAACCTCGCTATCTAAGGAAACAAAATGGCAAAACAAACTTTTCAATCTAACCCACGTGTTCAACAAATCTTTGAGGACCTAGAGAAATATCTAGACTTCTGTGTGGGTTACGGTTATAAGTACAACGAAGCAGAACTGTATGACCAACGCAGTTATGTATACCGTCAGTATACAAAATTCGCAACTGGTAAAGTTGCTCGTGATCAATGGCAGGAAAACGCTCGTCCATAATGCGTAAACACAGTAAGATGAACCAAGCAAAAAGCATGAACAGCGACTTTACTAAGGAAGAATTAATGAAACTCTATGAGGATAGACAATGAGAAAATTATGGTATTGTGGATTGGAGCCTTATAAAGCCCGATACACCTTGCAATTACAAGAGTGGAATACTACTGTGTTTGAACGTAGAGGCATCAACTATGTTGTAGTGCCTGGTGAAACACTTAGCAATGACCAAGCGATTGTTACAGGTCAAGTATTAGATGCACATGGTCGCACATACTACGGTATGAGTCAACTTATGAATCTAATTCGTATGATGAAACAAGGAGAACTAAACAATGAAGATGTTATCTACTTTGAGGACATGTTTCAACCCGGTATCGAGAGCCTGCCTTATATTATGGATCAAATTGATCCTACTCATCGTCCCCGTATTTTTGTGCGGTGTCTTGCTCAGTCCATTGATCCTGATGATTTCGTTCATGTGTGGGGAATGGCAAAGTGGATGGCGCAATATGAAAAACTCGTGGACTCATTTGTTAGCGGTGTTTTGGCCACGAATGAGGAAATGGTAGCACACATGAAGATTGCAGGGTGGACTGCTCCAATCTATAATATCAGTGGGTTAGCATTTGGCAAATCAGAAGTGCAGAGCCGTGTAGCAAGTATCAAGCCATTCAATGAACGCAAAATGCGTGTAGTGTTTTCTGCACGATGGGATCAGGAGAAACAACCTGACTTCTACATGGACCTAATTGAGGCATGGCATAAGCAAAATGGACCAGAACTTGAGTTCTGTGTATGTAGTGGTGGCAAACTAAAATCAAATAGTGATAGCTATATGCAACGCACTTATAATTTGGTTGATAGAGGACTACTAACAATCTATGAGGATTTAGAAAAGAATGAATACTATGACATTGTTAATGATAGTCGGGTTGTATTTAACTGTGCGCTACAAGATTGGGTTTCAAACACAGTCAGTGAGGCTGATGCTCTCGGATGCAATGTGCTATACCCTGCTTATCGTAGCTTCCCTGAAACTTTTGCCAACGACCATACTCGTCTTTATGTACCTTGGTCTATTGATGATGCTATGGACAAACTGGAAGCGTTATTGGACACACCACATCCAGCCATGGGCGCAATCAGCGACTACAACAACGGAACAATCGACCGAATCATCGACATCTTAGAAGGTGGTGGAAAAGATATGCTACGAATGAATGTAGACTATCGTAAACACACTAGAGAAAGTAAATATTAAAAAGGAAACAAAATGAACGCACATAATGATATTAAAACACAATTGGCAGCATATGAAGCCGAACATGAAAAGTTTGAAAAAGGTAATGCAGCCGCTGGAACACGTGCCCGTAAAGCATTGGGCGAACTAGCTAAAGCAGTTAAGGCACGCCGTAATGAAATCACCGCTGAAAAAGCAGCAAGAAAAGAAGCTAAGGCTTAATCTGTGATAAATAAATATGTAAGCTACACAACGGTAGCTTACATTTCAAAACAAAAACCATCACAAAGGAAGGTTATCTATGAGTTATAATAAAACAAAAACAGATCCAGAACTGGGTCAAAAAGTACACGAACATTTGGTTAAGATGGGAGTTGAGACTCCTACAAAGCCAACTATCTTTGATCGTAAAGATAAAATTGAAGTCATTGAAGCGCATTTTTCACAAATCATGCGTACTCTTGGGCTTGATTTAGAAGATGATAGTTTGTGTGATACGCCAAAGCGTGTAGCAAAGATGTATGTCAACGAAATCTTTTGGGGTCTTGATTATGAGGCATTCCCTAAATGTACAGCAGTCGATAACAAGATGAAGTACAATGAAATGGTGTGCGAACGCAATATCAATGTACAAAGCAATTGCGAACATCACTTTGTAGTCATCGATGGTCTCGCTACTGTCGCATATGTTCCCAATCAAAAGGTTCTAGGATTGAGTAAAATCAATCGTATCGTAGAATACTTTAGCAAGCGTCCACAGATACAAGAACGATTGACTGAACAAATCTTTCACACACTACAGTATATTCTAGACACCGAAGATGTAGCGGTCATGATTGACGCACAACATTATTGTGTCAAGAGTCGTGGGGTAGAAGATACTGGCAGTAGTACTGTCACAAGCAAGCTAGGCGGTGGCTTCAAAAGTGACCCAGCAGCAAGAGCAGAATTCTATCAATTGGCTCGGGGCGGGAAATGATATTTAATAGAATCAAAGAACTAAAACAACAAGGCCTAAAGATAGGTATCGTATTCTCGCAATTTGATATATTACATGCAGGACATATCGCAATGCTTAGTGAAGCTAAGAATCATTGCGATTACCTAATTGCTGGATTACAAAACAATGCACAATGGGACAGACCCGAAAAGAATTCACCCATTCAAAGTATCGTTGAACGCCAGATAAGTTTAAGTGCTGTACGTTTCGTAGACGAAATCGTAGTATATAACACAGAAAAAGATTTGGAAGACATACTGTTGACATTGCCAGTAGATGTGCGTATACTAGGGGTTGAGTACATGGAGAAAGACTTTACTGGTCGTGCAATCTGTGAGAAGCGTAGGATTGAATTGGTATTCAATAGTCGTGACCATAGTTTTAGTAGTAGTAGTTTGCGTAAACGTGTAGTACAAGCTGAATCAAAGGATAAATAGAGATAGCGGTCTCGGCGTCATCCCGCTTTACAAATTCTGCTGCCTATGCTATAATAACATAGGAGAAAATCATGGCAAAGAAATATTTCAGTACAAAAACGTACAAACAGATAGGTCCAGTAGCTTATCGTCAATGGCGTGCAGATAGTCATTGTAATCTAATTCACGGTTACGCAATGTCGTTTCATTTTGAATTTGAAGCAGATACATTGGATGCACGTAATTGGGTTACAGACTTTGGTGGATTAAAACCACTCAAAGGCTTACTAGAAGATTGGTTCGATCATACATTACTAGTCGCACAAGATGACCCAATGCGTGAACATTTACTTGAATTGGGTAGATTGAAACTAGCTAAGATTACAGAAGTAGAAAAGACAGGATGCGAAGGTATTGCTGACTTTTTATATGAATATGTGAACACTATCTTTCTGCCAAACTGTGGTAGCGAAGAAGCTAAACGTGTCTGGTGCTGTAAAGTAGAGGTTAGAGAGACAGATAGTAACATGGCAGGTCGTCAAGGTCATAGAGAAGATAACGAATTTCAGGATTAACATGGCAAAATTAAAAATAGCAGAACTATTTTACAGCATTCAAGGTGAGGGTAGATACACGGGTGTCCCTTCCGTGTTCCTAAGAACATTCGGCTGCAACTTCAAATGTGCAGGATTTGGTATGCCTAAGGGTGAATTAAGTCAAGAAGCAAATAATATTGATGCGACAAAGTATACTGATTACAAGATGTTACCTCTTGTGTCTACTGGATGTGATAGTTATGCAAGCTGGGATCCAAGATTCAAAGACTTGAGTCCAATGCTTGAGACTGATACTATCGTTGATAGCATCATGGATATGTTACCACATAAGCGTTGGTTAGATGAACATCTTGTTATCACAGGAGGTGAACCACTACTAGGCTGGCAGCGTAGTTATGTTGATTTACTTTCACATGATAACATGAAAGGCTTACAAGAATTGACTTTTGAGACTAATGGCACACAGGCATTACATCAGGATCTAAGATTCTTTTTGAATAAATGGTGTGTCAGTCGCAGTATGGGTTCTATCACATTCAGCGTCAGTCCTAAACTCAGCATCAGTGGTGAGAAGTGGGATGATGCAATCTGTCCAGACATAATCTATGAGTACAGCCAAGTTGGGCATACATATCTAAAATTTGTAGTAGCTACTAACGAGGATATGGAAGAAGCTGAGGAGGCAGTAAATGCGTATCGTAAGAGGGGTTTTCGTGGTCATGTTTATCTCATGCCTTGTGGTGGCGTTGAGCGGGTGTACAATCTTAATAATAGGGCAGTGGCAGAAATGGCAATGCGAAAAGGATGGCGGTATAGTGATAGACTACAAGTGCCGTTATTCAAAAACGAGTGGGGCACTTGATGCCATCAAGTGATTGGACTACGATATCGGCTAGTGACTATCATTTCAAAAGATGTATTATGGGTAGAAAATTAAAGTTTACCCTTATCCCTAGACGTTGCTATGTCACAAAGCGTATAATATGGTTAAAGAGTGCATATCGTATTACCGCAGGATATCCAGTAGGGTTTGCAGATTGGTTGTACGAACATCGGTGGTATGATAAAGATGAATATTTAATAGCAAGATTAAGGGATTTAATATGAGATTTGAAATGCGTTGGCTTGTTACACCAAATTGGGATGAAGGTCCCGAGAAGATATTACAATATCGCTATGAAAGAGAAATAACAGATTACAGTTTACAGAACCCAACTACAGGTTCATTTATAACTAGAAAAGAATTGACTGAATGGATCGATGTTCCAACAGTAGATGAGGCGTGGAATGCGGACATATAACAAACGCATTGGCTTCCTAATTGCGGATCAACATTTTATTCCACATGGTGGAATAGGACAATTTGCTAAAGGCTTTACAGAGTTATGTCAGCGTATCAACTGGAAAGTTGATATCATATTAGACAAGCAACCTACAAATGATTTTAGCGAATATGTAAAATCATTGGGTGCTAATATTGTATATCCTGATGATCCATTAAGATATTCTTCACATACTGCTACATTCGCATTTAGTGATAGCATTAACTTTGAGAAGATGGTTAACTTTAGAGAAAGTTTACTAAAGGCTTTTCATACTAATATCTATGACATGCTAGTGTGTAACACACAGGAAGCAATGAGTGCTGCATATGCTATGGGCATTGGTAAGTATATTCCAGTAGTATTCTATACACATTCATATAGCATGGTATTTCGTGATGAACAAGATTTTAGTGATGTTTGCATAGATGAATATCATAGTTACTTCAATAAACATATGGAACTGGCACATGTTTTTGTAGGCACACAGAGTCAAAAAAATGTAAATGAACTTACTAAGTACGGGGCAAAGAATGTTGCATTATTGCGTATGCCATTGAGTGAACGTGGATTACTTGAGCCTAACAATGGACCTCGTAGTGGTGTATTGTTTATTGGTCGTTGGGAAGAACGCAAGAATCCGTCAGCTTATATTAAAGTAATGAAAGAGACAGGATTGCCTTGTAAGGTAATGACTAATGGTACTGGTGCAAAGAAGTTTGAGAAAGCATTTAGTGAAGCTGGTATCACAGACTATGAAATCAAAATTGCCATTGTAGGACAAGAGAAGGTAGACTTCATTAAGAGTTGTAAAGTATTCTTCATGCCAGCATTAGGCGAGAACTATCCGTTTGCGTTTAGTGAATGCTTAGGACATATGCCATGTGTTGTATTGGACAATCAGGAATGGTCCGATAACTTTGATGAAAAGTATTTCTATAAAGAGAAACTAGAAAACGCAGGCAATTTAATCAGCATGTTATATATTGTTGATAATTATTATACTACTGGTGCATTAGATTATATATATGACCTAGATGATGTTACGGCTAAAGGTTGGATAACATTCTTGGACAATTTCGTTGCAAAGCGTAGCAATACAAATGCAGCAAAGATTAACACATATGAAACTGTATGCTACCGTGACTATATAAAAGAATTGAATCGTAGTCACTTAGCCCGTGAAGATTTTGAAAGTGTATTGGCTAATCGTCAGAAGTTTATCATTAACACATATACAGATGACAATAGCTATTTGAGTAAAGACCCGTTATTCAAGCCAGTAGAAGAAGAAACAGGGTTAGACTTATTCGAAGGATTATAATGAAAAAAGTATTAATAACAGGGAACAGTGGTTACATAGGTAGTCATCTTAGTAAGATGCTATACAAAGATTATGAATTGTATGGACTAGATATTAATCCATCACAGTTCCCTGTAACAGACCATTTTCAAGTTGATATCAATAAAGTATTCAATATGGATATGGAATTTGATTGTGTGATTCATTTAGCAGCATTGGTCAACGTAGGCGAAAGTGAAAAGAAACCTATTCAATATTACATTACTAACCTGAATGGTACAATGAATGTTATCAACAAGATAAAGACAAAGAATTTTATCTTTGCTAGTACAGGTGCAGCAGTAGGTTGTGCTAGTGCGTATGGTATCAGTAAACGTGCTGCGGAAGATGTTGTGCGTGAGTATTGCACACAGCATAGACCTACACCATATACTATCTTTAGATTCTACAATGTGATTGGTAGTGATGGGTTTGAACCAACTAATCCAGATGGACTAATGTATAACTTAATGCAAGCAAAAGAGAAGGGTGAGTTTACTATCTTTGGTACTGATTATAATACATTTGATGGAACTTGCATTCGTGACTATGTGCATGTGAATGAGATATGCGATGCATTGCGTACTGCTATCGAAAAGCCAAGCAATCAAGTAGAATCATTAGGCCACGGTACAGGTCATACAGTTAGACAGATTGTTAACCTATACAAGAAGGTCAACAACATTGACTTTCTAATAAAAGAAGGGCCAAGAAGAAAGGGTGACTTAACAATATCTGTGTTAGATAATGTGTCACCCTATATGAAAGAGTTATACTCTTTAGAACAACTACTTAAGGTTTAATGTCTTAATAGTAATGTTGATATAACGTTAGGATCGTTTGCACTGATATCACCTTCACCCGGTGCAACGATAACATTATATTTCATACCAGCTGGTATTGATTTGCGTTTAGCCATGTACTCAGCATAACTCAATATAGAGTTAGAACTTAATCCATACTGCTTAGCCAATCTTTGTTTTAGTTCAGGTAGTTTGTCAGGTTGTACTTGCCATTGTCCTTCTTCCCCTTTAACTAAGTTTTTCTTTTCATCCTTGACTAATAAGTCTTGGAACAATTCATCAGGAACAATGCGACTATTCTTAGTTGTATCTAAGTTAGCGTCTTTAGCTTTAACTTGTTTCTCTTGGCTTGTGTGAGCACCTTCACTCCAATTGATGATGAAGTTGTCTGGCTTATCTGCTAATGCTGCACCAGCCATCTTAGTGTAAGCATAGAATCTTACATCAGGGTGTTTAGCAGCCATCTTTAGTGCCATGTCTAAGTATTCTGGACTAAAGAAGTCACCAGCATCATGCCAACGAATTGTTGTTTGCCAACCATTAGGGAATTTCTTATCACCCTTTGCTCCTGCACTTGCTTCTTTAGAAATCTCAGCACTTAACTGATTAAAGAAACCATCTGGATCATTCAATAGATATGTAAGTATTCTTCCGTCACTTTGCCATGGACCTTGGAATTGAATCTTGCCGCCTTTCATAGCGAAACAATCTACTTTACAACTACCAGCACCTGGGCATGTGTTAACAACGATTAGATTATTTGTTTGTTCGTCTAGTGCTAATCCAACCAATGCTGCAAAACCAACATTAAAGAATTGCTCAAACTCACCATTACTATGCTTCATCTTTTCATTTTGCTTTAGTAATGTTTTAGGACGAATCGCTAATGTTTTCTTAACCGCATCTTCATCAAATGTTTGACCATCTGGACTCATGTAAGTAACTACACTACTACGATGTATGTAAGGCATTTTATATCTGTCTGATTTTGTTTTACCAGACACATACTTTTCATTACCCTTTTTATCTACTTTAACATTGCCTTGTTTATCTACATCGGGTGTACCAATGATACGCTTCATGTAGTCTTGGAACTCTTGACCACCCAAATCACGGGTACTTGCTGGTAGTTTAGTTGCTTCATCTAGTCCAGATAGGCTACGAATTCTACTCAATTGTGATTCGGATAATCCATCTTCAAGTTCTTCTGCTGGCCAACTCATATGGCTGCGACCATGCTCATCACCGGCACGAACAACAAACACGCCACCATTGTCATACCCATCATCTTGACCGATTTCCCAACCTGCTGACATTAGTAATTTTTCTACACGAGGATCTTCATCACCGTTCCACCATTGAGCAGCAAGACGTTTTAGTGTTTCGTCACTAAATCCATCATCACCATCATCATTAGGAGCGAACTCTTTTAATTCTTCATCAGATTCTTCTTTGTCAGATTTTGCATCACCGGCACTAGCAACGAATTGCTGAGGTGTCATAATCTTTATGCCACTAGGGGCACCTGGCATACTTGGCTCTGCGCCCTCAAATAGTTCTTTGAAATTCATTTCTTATTGTTCCTAATAAATTGTTCAGCAAGCATTACTAATTCGTGTAGTTCCTCAATAGATTCGCAATGCCATCTACGTAGACTTTTATTTATATTGCTGTTTGGGTCTCGTGCTGTTTTAGCACCGGTACGATGTTTCTTCATGCCACGCATTCTTGCACAGAAGCTAGCACGGCGTTTTGCTGCCTTACTACCTTTTTTAAGTTTACTTGGTTTAGTTGTCACTGCTGTTTGAATCTTGCTGCCAGGATGACTGCGGCGATAACTCTTAACAGACTTTTTACTCATTCCGCCTACACGTTTGTTGTTGTGCTTTGACCAATTCTCGCCTTCATCCATATCTTGCTTCACTCTAGAAACTGGAACGATAAGTGATTCGTATTCGCTGATATCAACAATATATGCCGGGGACTCTATACCTTTGCCTGAATCATATCTAACGATTTTACCTGAAACCATTTTTCCCTTGTGAGGTACTGTAACTTGTGTTCCAGGAGAAAGAATAGTACTCTCTCCCTCCGCCAAACCTTCTGATTTGTTACCATAGTTAGCTGCACCTTTTTTGCGACATTGTACTAGCCTACCTGACGCATACGCACTTGGCCATACCTTAGCAGAAGATTTTATCTTGTAATAGCAAGCATCTTTTTTCTCCATGAGTTCAGATTCTGAAACTATTGGTCCACCGCAATGTGGGCATTTGTTATGCGATTCAGTTATGATTTCTAATATTTTCATTTTCCTTTTCCTTTAGTACTGACATTTATTGCTTTACCTGAACGATTAGCATTAGGATCCTCACGGCGTTTTCTAGCAGCAGCCGATGCTCTTCCTTTTTTACCTAAACTATGTGCTTTGCTTTGTGGTAGACATTTGGGTTTTCCTTCTGATTCACTTCCTCTAGCACAGTCTCCGCGGATCTTTCCATCTGGGCCAAATCTCACCCATTTCTCTTTGAACCATTTGTGTAGATTTTCAAGTACTTGTTCTGTCTCTGTAGCTTCTGTACTTTCTTTCGGGACACAATTAGGAACTTGTTTGCCGCCCTTATTTTTCATGCCCACTTGCTTATGTGTACTCCAACATGCTTCATCTAATTGTTTTACTATCCAATCATCAGGAATCATATGGTTTTTCTCAACAAATTCATTATGTAATTCATCACCAGTCAAATTATGTTTTTTACAAACTGATTGCATCATTTTGTCAATATTCGTATAATTTAACTTTATATCTCTTTCTTTTGCCTTTAGCAATAGTTTTTCTAATGTGTGTACTGCCCCCGGTATTTCTTCACCAGAAACTTTGAACGGCTTCATGTTTCCTGACTTCATAAATTCAGGTTTCTTTTCCTCAGCCACACCTTGTGATTTGCGGATATACTCATTGGCAGCATTTTGTGCATCTTTGCTGTCATCACCAAAATGAAGATTTACAATATTTGAATAAATTTTACTTGCTTGTTTCTTATGTTTATCAGCAGTTGTGTAGTCTCCGCGATTTTCCGCTTGCCGTGCTTGACTTTTATGTTTGGAATAAATTTTAATTTTATCATCTAAAGAAAGCATCTTGGAGCCTTCCGCCACACCTTGCTCTCCGATGTTTACACTTTGTGAAGAATGAAACGGGCTGTGGATGTTGGTATCATCGTCAGTTGACGGATCGCGGCGTTTCATTTTAGCAGCATGTGCATCATCACTGTGCATTTTATTAACCAAGGCTCTCATTGGATCAGTTTTCTCTAATTTCTTCTGCGCTCTTAATTTGTCCATGTGACGATCAAATGCTGCTGAATCAAATGCTTCCGCTACACTCTGCTCACGCTCTGCTTGACGCTGTGCCCAACGCTCTTTGTTGCGTTGGACTTGTTGAGGACTTGCTTTCTTTTCTTTGCTTAGGTCACGATATAATGCTCGACCCAATGCGCTGGTATGAGGATTCTTTTCAGCCTCTGCGGCTTTGTTGGCCGCACGGCGCCTTTTCATGTAATCTGCGTTGTCTCGATCAGTGGATCCTGAACCTTGATCCGCAAACACCTCATCAATCTGGTCACCTTCCGCCACACTTTTTGGCTTCTTGCCAGCTTTCTTCATAGCGATGGCTATCGCTGCTTGCTGTGCAGGACTACCAGCTTCGGATATAAATTCGGTAAATCTCATGTTTTTGTCCGTAAATAGTTGACTTTATTGCGTAAATATGTTACACTATATGTATTATTTATCACTTTGGGCTTTTACCTTGACAAATCAATCTATCAAACGCATCGGTTTTGCTTGCAAATTTAGTGAACTAAACAGCAAGGGTGAAGTCTGTTCGGTCAAAGAACTTAACACAGGTGGTACAACTCGTGCATGGGTCAATAGACAATCTCGTAGTGCCGCAGAAGAAAAGATACTTGATGTATCAAAGCAAAATATACTGCATACACACAATTTAGTTAAGAAGGTAGCAACACTACGACCTGAACTACGAATGGTTCGTCTTACTAGTGATATGTTGCCTTTCTACACAATGGACGGCTGGCAAGACTTTTGGCATGACAAGTCAATGCAAGATAGTCTAGCCCGATGGTTTGCACCCATTGGTGAAACTGCGCGGGCTAACGATGTTCGTCTTAGCTTTCACCCTGACCAATTTGTAGTTTTAGCTAGCGACCGTGAAGAAGTAGTAAATAAGAGTATTGAAGAATTTGAATATCATGTTGACATGGCCCGCATGATGGGTTATGGTAAACAGTTTCAAGATATCAAAATCAACGTACATATCAGTGGTCGTAAAGGTCCACAGGGCATTCGTGATGTGTATGGAAGACTGTCACCCGAAGCCCGTAACACACTTACACTAGAGAATGAGGAATATACACATGGACTACTTGACTGCTTATCATTATCTGACCTCGTACCTACGGTCATGGACATACATCATAATTGGATACGTGAAGGAACATACATTCAGCCTAATGATGTACTTGTACAACGTGTTATTGATAGTTGGCGTGGCATCCGCCCTACTATGCATTACAGTGTTAGCCGCGAAGATGTACTTGGAGCACATCCCGGACATGTCTTACCCGATCATGGTGCGTTGATCAATGAAGGATACAGTAAGCAGAAACTCAGGGCACATAGTGATTACTACTGGAATGACGCTGTGAACGATTGGGCATTGACATTCTGTGATAACTTTGATATCATGTGTGAGTCAAAGGCAAAGAATCTTGCCAGCTTTAGATTATTTGAGAGATATAAAAATGGGACTATTTGATAAACTATTCGGCGTAAACGCAAAAGAAAAAGCATTGGAAGCATTAGTTGCTACACCAGAAACCCCTAAGGTAAAGAAACCTCGCAAACCTAGGAAACCTAAGGCACCTAAGGTAGAGAAGGACCAGCCAACTACATCAGACAAAGCTAAAGCTACTGAATTAGGTTTACCCTACGTTAATATATTAAAGATGGAATTAGACCCATATGATATTAATACAGGAGCATTTGAACTTGATTGGAATGATAAATTTGTATTAAACTTGATTCGTGCAGGATATAAGATACGTGATGATGATACTGATACAATGATAGTTGATCGGTGGTTTCAGACCGTGGCGCGCAATATAGCACTTGAACTCTATGAACAGCAGCAAGCTGATCCGGAGAATAGAGCAATGGCTTCGGAAATGAGAGTGGTCCGTGCTAAGGATTTAGGTGATGGCCGTACAGAAGTTAGCTAAAAAAAGTTGACAATTAATGGTTTTGGGTATATAATACTCTATAACTTAGTAAATATATGTCTGCAATATCATTTAACTTGTTCAAATCTTCATGTGGGGAACGCGGCTATACCGATCGTGTATATGAAGACCAAGGCAGTTTAGTATTATACACTAATAACGGCATACGTTGCCTTATCAGAAAAAATAACTATGCTATGGGATTTGGAGCCAATCTTAAAGATGTTAACGACATTCGTGAGCGCCTGCTGAGCCAAGGGTTTACTGAATTACCCGGTAAACGTAGTCAACGTAAAGATGGTAAGGACTTTGTTAATATCAAGTTTGATGGAGATATCCTTGAAAACTTTTGGATTATCATTAATACTATTGAAAGCATTGAAACAATTGTAAAGAAGGTTCGCGGTCAGGCTATTAAACCTATTCCGCGTGAAGTGTCCGAACGTAATATTTTTGAGAAGATTGCCAAACGATTCCGTTACTTTATTGACAACGAAGATGGATTTGGTTTAGAGAACGCCCGTTCATTGCTTGAAGGTGACAGTATCGACCATTTGATCACTATTGGTGAATCAGTAAAACGTACAAAAGAAAACACATACCGAGAACATATCGTTCCTTGTATCATGGTTTTCAATCAAGCGGTTACAATGACTATGGAAAAACGTAGTGTTACCGAAATAGCACAGATGATTAAAAATAATCTAGCTATTGTATTGATTACTAATGAGGAAGCCGAGTTATTGGACAACGAATTGGATATGCAGACTACTATGCCTGAAGGTTGGAATTTCGGTGATAGTGTGTTTGCGCGGCTGGATGTTGCAAAAATACTACTTAAATAGTAGTTGACAATAAATTAATTTTGAACTATAATAACATTTTACACTTTCAATCATTAATCATGGATATCAACTTTTACCGTAAAAAATTAGAGAATGATCCCACTCTGTTTGATTTGTTAGCTATCCGAGGATATGACAAACATAATAAAAAACTTATGCTACAACATATCAATTCTGGTGAAATTGCAATGGGTGCTATATGGGAAAACGCATTATCTATGTTCATGCCATTTACTAAACAATGCTCATTGAATAATATGTCAATGGATTGGGATGAAGGAACTGATGGTAAATTTGTCATGACCAGTATTAACAATAATATTAAAGAACTTAAAGTAAGTATAGGAGGTGTTAAAAATAAAACAGGTACACTTAGGGTTTGTATTTGTTCTAGGCAAGACAACTACAAATTGTATTTTATGTTAATTCCTTACTCTGTATATAGTAATTGGCCTACTAATACCTGTTCTCCATTGAAATTGGCGTTTGATAGAGACGGTATCCCAAAGGGATCTAAGTGGAAAGAGTATGCGGGATTTGTTGTTCCCTTTTCACTTGTATCTGCACCCATGTCTACTATAAAATTCGTAAACAAATGAAATACGCACTTATCGATACCGCAAATACTTTCTTTCGTGCCCGTCACATTGCATCACGCAATAGTACAGTGGACGAGAAGATTGGAATGGCAATACATCTTACTATGGCTAGCACTAATCAGATAGTCCGTAAGTTTGGCATCGATCATGTGGTGTTCTGCTTAGAAGGTAAATCGTGGAGGAAGTCGTATTACACTCCGTACAAGAAAAATCGTGTAGTGGATACAATGTCTCAGACAGAGGCTGAAGTAGAAGAAAATACCATGTTTTGGCAAACGTATGATAGTTTCACAACCTATCTCAAAGAGAAAACAAACACTAGTGTCCTGCGTGATCCTAAGGCTGAGGCTGATGACTTGATTGCACGTTTCATTCACTTGCATCCTGAGGATGAAATTTTTATCATCAGTTCGGACACAGATTTCGTACAATTAATTTCACCAAAAGTAAAGCAGTATAACGGTGTCAGTGGGGAACTAATCACACTTGAAGGTTATTTCAATGACAAGGGTAAGCAGGTCCTAGACAAGGAAAAGAATCCTAAACTACTTGAGGATCCACAGTATTTGCTTTTTAAGAAATGTATGCGTGGTGACGCAACCGACAACGTATTCAGTGCTTTTCCCGGTGTGCGTGAAAAGGGCACACAAAAGAAAGCAGGATTGATTGAGGCTTATGCTGACCGTAACAAACAAGGCTTTGATTGGAACAATATGATGTTGCAACGGTGGACCGATCACGAAGGTGTTGAGGTCCGTGTGCGTGACGCATATGAACGTAATCGGGTATTGATTGACTTGACAGCACAGCCCGATGATGTTAAACTATCAGTAGATACAAACATTCGTGAGGGTGTGCGTACAACTACTATTCCTCAAGTTGGTATTCACTTGATGAAGTTTTGTGGTAAGTATGAATTGAACAAAATTGCAGAGAATGCAGAAACTTATGCAAAATGGCTTAACAGCCCTTATGTAGGTGTACTAGCATGAAATATATTTTGGTTATATGTTGTTTACTATTGCATGGTTGTGCAGTGGTAGCAGTTGCTGACGCAGGTGTTACTGTGGTAGCAACAGGAGTGAAAGTTACAGCAAAGGCAGTGGGTGCAGTTGCAGATGCGATTATACCCGGGAAGAAATGATTGAGAAAAGAATTCAGGAACATAAAAAAGCCGCTGAACAATATGTAAAGGATAATTTTCCTAAATTAAAACCTACCTATAAAAGTTACCAAACTAAGGTTGATAATAAGTTTGCACAGTTGATAGTTAATGATTGTTGTACTATAATTACACAGGCTTCTACATTTAGTGCGTTACCAACACAGTATATAAAATCTATTAGAGAAATGTTTGACTTTGAAGATGAAAGTAACTTATAAACACACCGTGCCAAGGTTTCGTATTAAATCAATACGATTTGGTGAGCCAGGCTTCATTATGAATGATGAAAATGGTTTCAGTATTATACCCAGAGGTAGTTTAGAAATCAGTAAAGAATGTCCTGAAAATTATAGAAAGATTTTACTTGAATGTATTAACAAATGCTGGTTAATACCAGTCGTGCATATGAAAGAGTCTGAATGGATTTGGGATAAGCTAGGTGAATAACATGAATAATAGAGTAAGAGAACTAATCAAACTACATGGAAGTGATTCTAGTGGTAAGTGGGTAGCAGTAGATAAAGTAGAATTGATTGCCGAGTTGATTGTTCAGGAATGTGCTGATATTGCTGATAAAGCAGAACCATACAAGTCCAACGATTTGATTAGAAAACATTTCGGAGTTGAAGAATGATATTTGATTTTTTTAATAAAGATAAATCTAACGGCAATGTGCTTCCATTTCCTGGTACTTATGTTGAACCAGCTAAGCCAGTGAAAGAGCCTGAACCTAAAACATTATATTCTTTTGGTGTTACTGATGATAACCGCTTGACATTTACAATGGGATATACTACACTTACAATGAATGAAGTTGGTGTACAGCAGTTAATCGACCAACTAGAATTTTTCAAGAATCAATTGAGTAAAGAATGAAATTAAAAATTTGTGGTATAACATACGAAGTATTGTATAAGACACCTGAGGAAATGCAAGGTAATATTGGTCTTGCACTATTCAATAGTCAAGAGATTTGGATCAATGATACCTTTACTGAGCAGACTAAAAAGATTGCATTGTGGCATGAAGTGTTACATATTCTAGACCATGCATACAATCTAAAGATGACAGAAGAACAAGTTAAGTTTCAAACACATGCATTGATTGCATTAGTAGAAGATAACCCGGAGGTATTTAGTAATGGCACAGCACGGTAGATATTGGAGTTGCACCCCTTTTGCTGATTGGGTTCGCGGCACACCTAAGGGTGGCGCAAAGACCAGTGAAGATTGGGATGATTGGCGGGACAAAGCCAAAGGCTATAACCCTGTTCGTTATTGGATTGCCGAAGAAGGTCTTAGCCACTTACAAGATTTTGTAACTTATCCTATTAGAAAGATATACGATGTCAAGTATTACATTAATAATCGTTATGTTACTCGCACTCATGCTCTTACCGCCCATCCTCGTGATATTAAGCCTGGCTCTTGGAGTGATGTTGGCAGTCGCTTCCTTCCATGCTTATTTAATGAGTTGGTTGATTTTGTCGAAATCGAACAAGCCTGGAGCCACATTGCGTGGGGAAACAAGGAAGATCGTGCTAAATATGATCCTCCTTTCTGGGCTAGTGGTTGGTGGCGTTGGCGCACTTGGCGTTGCAGTCAAGCAGGTCTCGATCATCTTGACTGGGCAATGACTCTTACTGATGTTGAATGGTTGGATGAAGATAAAAAGCATTTAGCAAAACCAACTAATCAAGCATTAGTTGCCAAAGAGATTAAAGAACTTTACACATGGTGGACAGTTACATATCGCAATCGTCCAGACCCATATGACGCAAGTGGTTGGAGTGACTACTGTGATAGTTTGCGTAGTAAGTTTGGCGATAACTGGATTGGCAAAAGTTCAAAAGAACCTAATGATGTTATATTGCGTGAAAAGGCTCATAAGTTGTTAGACGAGATTGAAAAAGCCTACGAAAAAGAAGATGAAGAAATGATGATTCGTTTGATTAAAATTCGTGATAGTTTGTGGACATGATATGAAAAAGATTTATTATGAAAAGGTAGGCAAGAGGTATGTACCCGTTGCTGAATATGATAGTGACTACTTAGATAGTTTTCCCAAAGGCAGCACTTTAGTGATGTGCTATCCAGGTGGGCAAAGTCGTAGGTTTAATATCGATCCTGATTATGCAGCATTGATTGCTGCTGCCCGTGTAGCCGAAGATGCTATGATTCAAGCTATGACCAAAGCTAGTGAATTGAAACCTAAACACACTCCTATCACTGAAGGTCAGCGTAGGGCTTGGGCGAACCTGGCTAAAGAGTTTGGAGAGGAGATTGCTACACTGAATGGAGCCAGTTCATACGATATCACTCAAGCAGGACTGAAGGCATTGAAAGATGAAGCCGCTAAACTATTGACTAACCCTGCTGTCAAAAAAGCCTATGAGCATTTTTTACTTGTCGCTGAACTGACTAAGTAATATCCAAAACAATAGACAACTATTGTATTTTCTGTTATACTGTATTTTTTTAACAAAGGACTTTTATGTTTACAATTCTCGTGGGTGTTATCGTAGGTTTGCTAGTAGCAGGTGCTATTAGTTTTATGTCAGAATTCAAAAAGATTGCGTTGGGTTTACTTATAGGTCTAGCAATTATTCTCATATCAATTGGAATTTCAGCATTTACTGTGATTAGTGGAGGCCATATCGGTGTCCAAGTAACACTTGGTGAGGTTAACTTAACCCCATTGACTGAAGGTAGCCATTGGGTTAACCCAATTAGTCAAATTAAAGATGTCGAGGTGCGACTACAGAAGGCAGAACTCAAAGGTGCCAATGCAGGTACCAAAGACTTGCAGGTTGTACATACTGATATCGTAGTGAACTATCGTCTTGACCCACTCAAAGTACCACACATCTATAAAGAGTTTGGTCTTAATGTAGATGAAAAGGTTCTTGGCCCTGGCATCAACGAAGCGTTCAAGAGTGTGACAGGTCACTACACCAGTGAAGAACTTATCACCAAACGTGACTTGGTCAGTGCAGAAATTCTACAGCACTTGGTAGAAAAGATGGCTCCGTTCAATATCACAGTAAGCAATATCAGCTTGGTGAACTTTGGATTCAGTCCTGAATATCAAAAGGCTATTGAGGCTAAAGTTATCTCTGTACAACAAACTGCTAAGGCTCAACAAGACCTAGAGCGTATCAAGGTTGAGGCTGCAAGTCGTATCGCACAGGCAGATGGTGAAGCTAAAGCTATTGCGATTCAAGCGGCTGCTATTCAAAGTAATGGTGGTGAGAACTATGTCAAGTTGCAGTGGATTGAAAAGTGGAATGGTGCATTGCCTAGCACAATGCTTGGTGGTGACACAAAGACATTGATGAACATCGGTAAGTAAAGGATTGACTGTGCGTAAGTATATCACTAACAAATTCAATAGTGTATTTCTTCCTTACGAAGAAGGTATGATTGAATGGCTTAATGAAAATTACCCGCACAGTCAATATCGCATAGTGGAGGTAGCATGAACGAACGAATTAAAGAACTTGCCGAACAGGCTTTTTTTGATGAATCAACATCACGACCTAGCACCAAGATGTATACTTTTTCTGAACATAAAATGGAAAAGTTCGCCCAGTTGATTGTCAAGGAATGCTTGAATCAAGTAAGAGAACAATATCTGCCCGTGCTAGAAGATGAACTTATGATGAAGGACACGCATTGGGATGGTTATGTACAGTGCGGGGTTGATAGTTATGTAGCGATTAAAGAACATTTCGGAGTTGAAGAATGAAACTGTCGGTTGTGGTTGAGCAAGATGGAAAAAGTAAAACAATCTGCACTTGGGAACACGAACATTGTGTTCTAACAGGCAAGGTCAAAGATGTCACCGAAGAGGTATTAACGGAGATTAACCGTAGGATTAAAGAACATTTCGGAGGGAAGAATGAACAAAAACATTGAAGCATTTGTTCAAGGATACTTGTTCTTTGATGTTAATGGCAAAAGATTCCTATTATATCATAGTGCAGTTTCTTATAGGAAAACAATAGATGGAAATTTGTTATTCAAAGGATGGCACATATATAAAGGATGGCAAGGTTTTTTTGAAAGATTTGGAGTTGAAGAATGAGTTATAGTGACCTAAAGTCAGACGGAGGAATGGATCCGCGTGAGCGAGAACTTATTGGGTATATTGAGCGTGAAACAGGGTTTGACCCCTTGTATGCGCCACCAAAAGGTAGTATAGTCACACATGCGTTTATACAATGTAAGTATTGCAACTGTCCCATCTATCATTGTATGGGCCCACGGTCGGATGCGGTATGTTTGATGTGCCATGAAATTGAGACTGAAGGAAAATGAACGATATTATTCCATTCGGTCATCCTTACTGGTATCATCTATATCGTAGAGAGATGGAAATCCACATAACAATAGCCATTCGTAACAAACTTAAATTTAGCCTAATATGAACGAACGAATCCGACTACTTGCCGAACAGGCTGAAATTTTGATTACTGAAGTAGGAGCATTTCATAATACTCCGCAAGGTGCTTATCAATTAAAAGAACAGCATATGAAAAAGTTCGCCCAGTTGATTGTTCGGGAATGTATTGAGATAGTTGAATACAAAGGTCGCAAGGTTGGGACAAAACATCCAGTTGGGTTCAATCTCATGGATGCTGCATGGGATATAAAAGAACATTTCGGAGTTGAAGAATGAGAATCATACTACTGAGTTTGTTGTTGGTAGGGTGTGCTGGTGCTATGTCACCTGAAGAACAAAAGCATGTAAAATACTGTGCTAGCCAAAGGTTATATGCAGCTAGAGTAGATGATAAACTAGTCTGTCGTAAAATACTTACTATAGAAAATGACCAAATGGTAATTGTTCACGCATCTATAAAAGAATATTTTAAGGTGAAAGAATGATAGAAATCTTCATACCTGTACTATTTATATGCATGAATGGTCATTGCGATTTCATGCAGGCTCAGGCTTTTTATAAATCTGAGGCACAATGCAGAGTATCTATCGATAATCAAAAAGCACACATGCTTGAAGTTGCTGAACAGGCTGGTCAAGGCAAGTATACTATATTAGAAGGCACTTGCATCAATGCTAAAGTCGAAGATCCTAGGAACAAAGCATGATTAGTCTAATACTATTAAAGGTTGAGAAATGAAAATGCAAATCACTTTCCACAAGCGAACCGGGATCTCGCCAGGGTTCGGAGTGTCTCGTGAGTATTATGGAAAGGCAGGCACAGTTTATATTTTACGATTGTGGTGGAGTGCTTTGTGTTTAACATTTTATCGGGAGTATAAAAAATGATCAATCTAAACTTTAATATAGCTAACCCATGGCGAACTGATAAAGTTTGGAATACATTGTGGAGCAAGAGTGGTTCTATCACCAAGAACAAAGCATGGGAGTTTAATGGTTATCGTACTGATCGTATCATCAATACAGAATTCCATTGGTCATTAAAAGGTGATCATGCAGGCGCTAGATTGGTGTTTGGAGTATTTGGTTATGAAATCGAACTAGAATTCTACGACACCCGTCATTGGGATTTTGAAAAAAATACTTGGAAATGTTATAAATGAATCAAGCAGAATATTTTATGAAGAACCGTCATGTGGCTAAATATGAATTTGGTCAGCGTATCTTTGGATACTGGAATAATATCCCATTCGTTGGCACAGTTGGTAATGATACTGTAGTCAATGAAAGTTTTGGGCCACAATATAGTATACATTTGGATTTACCGATTCGTTATGCAAATAGTACATATAATGTTATAGTAGACAAACAAAGTAATTTCAAGAAGATTACAAAACTAATAGAAATGGAAGAAGATGTCAAAACCACTAATCGCAAAACCCGTAGTTAAAAATCAATTCTGGATTGTTACTGATGGTACAGCTAAAGTAGGAAATGTTATTGCCGATGGTTCTGGCTTTGAGGTAAAACTCAACGGCAACAAAACACATTTCAAAAACACTAGTGCAATTAAAAAACAAACTAGCATAGAGTTTCAACAAACAAAGGTAGAAAAGACTAAAAAAGAGATACCTTTCAATGAATATCCAACAACAAAGAAGGTCTACAATTCTATGTTGGATATCAAGCGTAAGATACACTTGTTCACTAAAACAAGTAAAAGCAAGTGCTATCATGCTGCTGGCTGGTATGTCATGTATCAAAGTGAAGAACCTGTTGTAGTTTTTTGCCCTAAATACATTTTTATTCAACGATATGAGTATGAAGGCCCATACAAAACTGAGGACGAAGCAAAAAACTTGATAAATATCTGATGTTTCATATAAAAAGATTTATTGATAGAGTAGCCGTTATCGAAGGTAGACAAGGCAAAGATGTGGTAATTCCATTAACTGACGCTAGAAGTTTGCGTGATGAACTGGCTAAATTATTGATAGATCACTATGAAGTTACTGAAGGAAAGAAGAACACTTCCGAAGTTATTGAAGTAGAAGTCATCGGAGGTAAATTTTAATGAGTAGAACACAACCGAAAGTATTATTAGAACTTGTAGATAAAACTACCTATAAGTGCGACCAAATTGTAGAAGCCAGCGGCATATGGGCAGTATTCTACGATAGGCAACCTATCAATCTAAAATCACAACATTACTTAGATAACGAAGCGACACCTAAGTATAAGAAAACAAGTTTCAGTAATCCAGGACATGCAAGAAATCTTTGTCGCAAACTAAACAATCAATTTAAGACAGATAAGTTTACTGTCGTTTTTATGAACAATGGTACTACTGTGTACCCGGATGAGTGATAGAAAAAAACTAAAATACACTATCACTAGAGCAGTTATGGATCAACTGCCTAGCAACAACACTCCATTTGAGTCAATCATAAGTGATTGGTGGTTCACCAAATCAGGTGATAGCCTACGCCTTACTCCACAAGGTGATTTTAATTTCAGACAAGCACAGATTGAATACTTTGATTTACCAGTCAAAGTAAAGAAAACTAATTGGTATAAATTCTTAATTGAATGCAACAAGAAAATTAAATGTCCATATTATTTCAGTGTAAATAAGGATGCAGAGTCAAAAGAACCTTTCGTCAGACTGTACGATAGTAAGATAGCAATGATGCTAGCACTATACGGTGATATAGAAAGTTATTTAGAATCAGTAAGGATAAGACAATGACCGAAGAAAAGAAAAAGAATCCAATAGCGTTGGCACTAGAAGCCAAAAAGAAAAACGCACTATTAAACCCTGGCTTAGGCAAAGCACCTAAGAGTCAAGGTCCTAAAGCAAATAGTAAAGGCTTTGGTGGGGCAAGTGTTACACGCAGAGCGGGTCGCGGTGGTTAATACCACTCACCTTCGTTACGCATACGTTTAATAAAAGACAAGTAATTACTACATACACCGAAACAACGTAGATGTACTGTACTATACATACCTCTATCTTGTATCTCAGGTAGAAAGATAACACTATTATTGTTTACGGGAACTGTACCCGGGGTAATGATTTTACCATTACTTGCGGTTACTGGTGTACTTTCAGTGTCAGTTGGGAACCAGAAGTAATTTGGATAATATTTACTTGGCTGTGTCACTATCCAATTTTGCATTTCAGTATTCATAGCATTCAACCAGAAACGAGGACCTTGTAAATACTTTTCGGTCACTTCAGTTATAGGTTGAGTAACACCCAAATATAGCTTTCCGTTATCGCGCCATACATTGACCATAGTGCTGAATCCAGCATTCATTGATTTAGTTATTTGTTTTGGGGTACAAGCGTCCTCAAAATTGGTTCCGTCGTAGATACCCTGATAAGATATATATTGTAAATTCATGTAGTATTTAGCGTAAATGGGTAAAGAGTTTTGTATCTTGTCAACGGTTTTATCCTGAGGGGCGTTATATATATATGCGTGATAAAAATCAAACTGATTGCTACGATGTTACGAAACGGGATAAAACCGAATCGTTTCAGGAACAATATCTGCCCAGAGGTTATGATTGGCGTAAATCCAATTGTGACGAAAAGCGTATTGGTCCATGTAAATTGAAGGATGAATATATCAAGCATAAACTTTCATAAACTTAAAGGAAACTTAAATGAAAACTATCGCTACTCTTATCGCTACACTAGCTACAACTATCGCCTTCGCCGCAGAGACTGCTAAACCAGTCGGCCCTGCTGCACCCGCAGCTACCCCAGTAGCAACTGCACCCGCAGCTACTGCTCCTGCTAAAAAGGAAGAAATGAAGCTAGCTAAGAAGGAGGGTGCCAAACAGGACTCTACCAAAAGCCATAAGTCTACCAAGGACAAAAAAGCTACAGCTAAAGCTGAGCCAGCAAAAGCCGCTACTAAGTAATACGATATTTGACGATAATGATGACGATGATGATTCAGAAGAACTAGATTATCATCGTGCATACGGTCGTCCTAAAGTACACAAGGTAAAAGAAACAGTTACAGACTTTGATGATGATGAACCATTATCAGATTATGTAACTGTTAGGTTAGCTGTTGCACGAGCAAAAGCTATGTTAAAATATAGAGAAAACTCTGTGCAGGCATAAATACAGTTAATGAGTTCTGTAACAAAAACTCAGTTTACACATACACAGGAGAATATAATGTTAAAGCAATTAGGTGGCTATCTTTATAGCCTATTAGAAAAATTCAGTGAACCGCAGTCATACGGAGCATCACTAGAACGATACATCGTATCACATAATCCCACAAGTACCGCACAAGTAGAAGCACTAGAGCGTAAGTTTGAACTACTATATTCGGCACGTAACAAAAGCTGGATGATATAATATGAAAATCTTAAAATCAATTTATGATTTTCTACAAGAAGTAGGGCGTATACGTGCAGCATCATATCTTGCACGTAGAGGGCAGTATGAAGCTGCACAAAAACTTATGACAAGTGACTTGAAAGGATAATTATGTTTACACCAGATTTTTATATAGAGATGTTCCAGTCCTCAAAAAGGATGGCTACTAACCAAGTTTTCAAAGACGAGAGATTGAATAAAATTGCTAATGATTTTATAGACGCCCAAACAGTCTTTGCAAAGATGTTAGCAAAGAATACAATAGAGATGTTGTCTTATACTGTTGATAGTATGAACAAAACAATTTATCCTCAAGGTGAGGATGAGTCAGTCAAAGCAAAGACTGCTAAAAAATCAGCTAATACACACACCGACATAACACAAGGAGATTAAAATGTCACAATTTGAAACACCAAAATTACCCGAAGTAAAATTCAACAAGAACGGCTACGAGATTCGTACCGAGATTCTTAAACAAGCACAAGACCTAATTGGTCAAGAATTCTCATACAAATGGAATGGTTGGGAAATGTCTCAAATAAGAGACAAAGATGGCAATATCGTTACCAAAGTTGGTATGCCTGAATTCCCAGGAGTTGAAAAGGTACTTGAAACCGCTGAAAAGATGTATGCTTTTGTAAATCAAAACACACCTTCTTCTAAGAAGTAATTCTACCACAAAATGCCCCGGAGAACGGGGCATTTCCACGGTTGACAATAAATGGTTTTGGGTCTATAATAGAGGCTTAGACAGTCAACAAACGGAGTTAATTATGTCAGCATTGCAAAAATACATTGATCAAAAGAACAAATGGAACAAATTGTTCAAAGGCCCTCAGTATGAGATACAGACTGCTAAAGGTCGTCAGGTAGTTGCTGCTTGTTTGGACAGCGACCTCAGCCCTGAGAACTTGACCTGTGACGGTGAATTGCCCCGTAGTCAGGTTCAGGCCAAGCATCGTGCATTGTCACAGGCTGCAAAAGAACTGCAAAAACTGGATCCTACTGTTAAATTCTATGAATTTGCGTAAGGCCTAGGCTTGACATTAAATGGTTTTGGGTATATAATACATACTTAGACAGTTAATTAAAGGACTTCAAAATGGCTTATTATGTTATTGCACGTGGTACTGGTCTTATCGTTACTGATGGTTCTAATCGTACCCGTAGTTACAAAACTTTTGGTGCTGCCCGTGCTACACGGACCCGTCTTTGCAACAAAGCAGGTTGGAGTGCTGATGAACTCAGTATCGTAAACACCCAGCATTACAAACCTAACATGGTTACTCGCAAGAATCTTATGAGTGGTATTGAATATCAGGAAGATGTTAACACTCCCCTATGCTGTTCCCCCGCTAGCGAAACTTTTTGGAGCATGTAATTATGACACCCTTGTCTGAACGTCAAAAGACCTTGATTGTGAATAACGTAGTCAAGGCAGTAAAAAACATTGACAACCTGAATCGTACTGGTTACAACTTTCTGTATCTATGCTCAGGTTTTATTGCTCACTATGACCTGCATGGCTTCATTGCAAGCTATACTGGTCAATCACTTAAGCGTGATATCCTTAATTTTGCTGGTCAGAATCAATGGAATAACTTTCATCCTGGCGAGAGTGATTACGATTACTACATGGCTAAAAAAGAAGTTTACAACCGTATCTTGCGCGAGATCGTATAAATATGATTATGATGGAAATCAAAGTTGAGGGTAGTCGCCGAAACAAAAAATTTGTTGAGGCACTCCTTCCCTCAATGATTACCCAACTTGGTCTTGAGCGTTGCCGCAAAGCATTACTGATCCGTGTGTATGACGAATGCGAGGGTGACAATCAAGGCTTGACACTTGACTTATCACATTTTACTGGTGCATATCTTGTGATTATCAAACCTAACCGTAGTCTCTACCAGATTGGTCTTACCCTAGCGCATGAGTTGGTCCATGTGAAACAGTTTGCAAAAGGTACACTAAAACAAGGTAAGAGTGGTCATACATGGGCAGGCAAAAAGTACAGTAAGAAAACACCTTACTTGGACCAACCTTGGGAGATCGAAGCCTTCAGTCGTCAAGAACTTATTCTACGCCGTGCATTCGAACAATAATCAGTTACCCAAAACAATCAAACATAATTGACAGTAAATCAGTTTTCGTATACAATAGAGTTTCTTTATCAGCAAGCCAATAACATATAGGAGTTAATTATGGCATCAGCAGTCTCTGACAATCTTACAGTAACATCAGTACAAGCCCGCAAGGCTATTCTGAAAGCATTCAAAGCAAAACGTCCCTTGTTTCTCTGGGGCCCTCCCGGTATCGGTAAATCTGAAGTTGTAGCAGACATTACTGCTGAACTTGGTGGATTTATGATTGACTTGCGTATGGCGCAAATGGAACCCACTGACATTCGCGGTATCCCATACTTCAACAAGGACCTCAACAAGATGGATTGGGCTGCCCCGATCGACTTGCCTGACGAGGACCTCGCATCACAATATCCTATCGTTGTTCTTTTCTTGGATGAAATGAATAGTGCGATGCCTGCTGTACAGGCTGCTGGCTATCAGTTGATTTTGAATCGCCGTGTTGGTAAGTACAAGTTGCCCGATAATGTTGTTATCGTTGCTGCTGGTAATCGTGATAGTGACAAAGGTGTTACTTATCGCATGCCGATGCCCCTTGCTAATCGTTTCTTGCACTTGGAAATGCGTTCGGACTTTACGTCATGGCAAACATGGGCAGTCAACAAAGGCATTCACAAGGATGTGGTTGGTTATCTGAGTTTTGCAAAACAGGACTTGTATGATTTCAATAGCAAATCGTCAAGCCGTGCATTCGCTACCCCACGTAGCTGGTGTTTTGTGAGTGACTTGTTGGATGACGAGGCAGACACTGATTCTGATACATTGTTCAATCTGATCTCAGGTTGCGTTGGTGAAGGTCTCGCTGTTAAGTTTTCTGCACACCGCAAGATTTCTGGTAAGTTGCCTGAACCTAGCGATATCTTGTCAGGCAAAGTTACTGACTTGAATGTCAAGGAAATTAGTGCAATGTATTCATTGACAATTTCATTGTGCTATGAATTGCGTGATGCACTTGAACACCAGAAGGTTTCTAGCAAGAAGTTCCACGAAATGTCTGACAATTTCTTGGTCTACATGATGAAGAACTTTGAGACTGAGTTGGTAGTGATGGGTGCTAAGATTGCACTTAAGACTTATAAGTTGCCGATTGAACCAAGTCAATTGAAACACTTTGACGAGTTCCACAAGAAGTACGGCAAGTACATTGTAGACGCAGGTAACTAAAGTTTTTGGGTGAGAATGGTGTGAACATTCTCACTCTTTTTGCTTGTTATAAAATAAATTGTATGCTATAATACAGCATATTTGATAAAGGACTAGATATGAGTAGCGTAATTACCCCAACAAAAAAGAAAAAACGTAATGACAAGTTTGATAAACTTGTTGGACCTACTGATGCTAAGATTGATGCACAAGCCCGTGAACGATTGATTTCGGCACGTGTGGGTTTGTTGTTGCGTCATTCATTCTTTGGCAATCTTGCTACACGCCTCAAGTTGACTAATGCTGACGAGTGGTGCAGTACAGCAGCTACTGATGGTCAAAAATTCTATTACAATAGCCGTTTCATTATGCTATTGAAACCCAAAGAAGTTGAGTTCCTAGTTGGACATGAAGTGTTGCATGTGGTCTACGATCACATGGGTCGTATTGGTAATCGTGACCCGCAGATGTTCAACATCGCCAATGACTATGCAGTTAATGCAGACTTGAAACGTCACGGTGTAGGACAGTTTATCACGAGTGTCCCGTGCTTGTATGAAAAGAAATATGACGGCAAAGCTAGCGAGGAAATCTATGATGACTTGATGAAGAATGTCAAGCAGATTGATATTGGCTCTTTGATTGACCAGATGATTGACGATCACCTTGAAGATGAAGGTGAAGGCAACGGTGAGGGTGAAGGTGAAGAAGGCGACAAAGAAAGCAAAGGCAAAGGTCGTCCTAAAATGTCTCCCGAAGACCGTGAGCGTTTGCGTCAAGAAATGAAACAAGCGATCATCAGTGCCGCAAGTACATGCGAAGCTGGTCAATTGCCCTTAGGTGTCGAGCGACTAATCAAGCAACATACTGACCCAGTCATGCCTTGGCGTGAACTGATTCAGACTAATTTGATTAGTGCTATCCGTGCAGATTATTCTTGGATGCGTCCCTCACGTAGAGGTTGGCACATGGATGCTATCATGCCCGGTATGAATCCCGGTGAAGAGATTGATGTGGTAGTATCACTTGATATGAGTGGTAGTATCAGCAACAGTCAAGCACAAGCATTCTTGGGCGAGATTGGTGGCATGATGGATGCGTTTGATGGCTACAAGGTCCATGTATTCTGTTTTGATACTGATACATACAACCCCCAAGACTTCAATAGCGATAGCATGGATACTATTGACGAATATGAACCACAAGGTGGTGGAGGTACTGACTTTGATTGTATCTTTAAGTACTTGAAAGATAATGCAATCGATCCTAAGCGATTGATTGTGTTCACGGATGGATACCCGTGCGGCAGTTGGGGTGACCCTGAATATTGTGATACTACTTGGATCATTCATGGTGACAAAAATCCGAATCCCCCGTTCGGTACTTTTGCACTATATGACGATAAATCGTAGTGATGATTACAAGGCTACAGTATTAGAAAGCCCTGATCATGGTAAGACGATCTACTCCCGACAGAGTGGATCGTCTGATCGTACTTTGATACAAGAGGATCCTTTAACAAAAGTTACTCAAAGATGGTTTACTTGGAAAGACATACTCAAGTTATCTGAAACAGAACCTAGCTTGCGTGATTTGGTAGAAAAAGCTGAAACAGTTTATGCGTTACTCAAAGAAGAAAACAACTAGATTCGTTGCCATGTGGGACATGACTGGGCTTGAAGCCTTGATCAATGTCACAAAAATAGAAAAAGAACATGAGCAATGGGAAAAAGAAAAGATGTGGAGTATTCTTAAGGAAGAAAATATCAAACCTAAACCACCAATGGTTCCATTAATGATGATGATAATGAGAGCCAAAGCAAATACTCAACGTCATTATGAAATCTATACCTTTGATTCAGAGTTGTCCGAAGAAGATATTAGAGAAGCATTTGAAGTATATCCACAAGTGATTGTTGATAGTATTCGTAGTATTGGACATAAATTTTATAGCGATAGAGCAGATAAGAAACAGCAAGTGATCGTATGATGTATATAGGCACAAGTTTAGGTAAATGTTTACGTAGTCTGTTGTTGGACGAAGTGTCCGTAGATGATGTATTATTGATTATCACTCGCACCAGGGCTAAAGATTTTGAGGCTTTTATTGGTGTGGTAAAAGCATACTACGAGGATAGTATTTCTGATTTACGTTATTCTTCAAACCGACAAGAGGAATATGATCTTGCAGTCAAGCCATGGCATGAAGTAGAACAACTTGCAACATATTTGTATGAACTTGGCAAGATTCATCAGCCACGAAATTTTGCAGAATTAGGTAGTCAGTTCAGCCACCCTGGATTGAGTCAAGATGTTTGGGTAGAAGTATCACCTAAGAGCCGTAACACTACCCCTGCGGTTGTGCAAGCATACGAACATTATAAACTGCTTGATTCACTGACCAAAGATCACTCATAAAAATATTTCGTTGAGTATAACAGATATTAAATATCTATGTACTCAAGGAGAATAATTTATGAGTTTTTTAAAACATGTCGGTAAACACGGTGATCGTAAGGTTGCTATCATCTTTCGTGAGGTTCCAGGTGAATCTCACATGTGTCTTGTAACATATACTGAGACACTAAATCAGCACATTCACGATCCATTGATTCGTTGTATTGAAAGTGATATTGGGCAACATAGTGAATCATTAAGTGATGCATTGAACCGCACCTTGGGACTAGACGGTCGTCCTATATTGCAAGTATTGCACCGTGAAGGATTACTAAAAAAAGTAAACACTGAACAAATTGTTGTCACCCCAAATCCTCAAACCAAAATCAAATTGAATGAACTCAATAAGATTTTGACTGAGATGAAGCAGGGAGAAGATGCTGTTAAACGTATGGCTGATATTGACCAAAGCAGAGGAATGCAAACACCTGCAGAGGTAGCACGTAGACAGCGTGAGAGCAAGACCCGTGATGCTAAGGTTCAGCAACCACCATTGGTTGCTAGCAGCAATGATGCATTGGGTGATAGTGCAATAGCAAATAACTTGCGTCAACAAGCAGCTAGAATGGCAGCAGAGGCTAAAGGCTTGATGGCTGAAAGTGCTGATCTATTGAAGCAAGCAGCAGAAATAGATCCTCCTGTAATAGAGAAGAAGCCAAGAACAACAAAGAAGGCAGTTGTAGTTGAAGCACCAGTCGTAGAAGCTGCACCTAAAGTAAAGAAAACAAGAGCAAAAGTTAGTGCATAATGAGCCCAGAATTCATTGAAAAGTGGGAACATATCCTTGAAGATGTTGAGAAAAATAAGATACCTGTTCAATTCATTAAGAAATTAATAATTAAACTAGAAGGCAAAAAGCAACAGACATTAAACATTGAGAAATTTTTAAGTCAAGGATTGGACGCAGACCAAATTGAAGAAGTGGTAAGTAGAAAACTACAAGAGTTAGATGACTCTGTGGTTGGTGTAGAGTTTCTACTCAATGTACAAAACATTGCTGATGCAGTACAACCAGAAACGGATAAAATACTAGGTAACCTATGAAACAATACTTAGATTTATTGCGAGACATTTTAGATAACGGAGAAACAAAAGATGATAGAACTGGTACTGGGACTATTAGTGTGTTTGGACGTCACCTTCGCTTTGATTTGTGTAGGGGCTTTCCGTCCGTCACTACTAAAAAACTTGCTTGGAAAGCGTGTGTAGGTGAATTACTATGGTTCATCGAAGGTTCAGGAGATGAACGTAGACTAGCAGAAATCACACATGGTGGAACAGGTGCAGTCACTATCTGGACACCTAATGCACATGCTCCTTATTGGAAACCTAAAGCAAAATTTGATGGTGACTTAGGTCGTGTCTACGGAGTACAGTGGCGTCAGTGGAATACAAATACTGTTAAGTGGATCAACTCTAGTGAATCACAATCAGTATATGTAGACCAGCTAGCTAATCTGATCGAAGGACTAAAGAAAGATCCTAACGGTCGTAGACATATACTTACTGCATGGAACCCAGGTGAGTTAGATCAAATGGCATTGCCACCATGTCATGTGTTATGTCAGTTCTATGTCAATAAGAATAAAGAACTATCTTGTCATATGTACCAGCGTAGTGTGGATGTGTTTCTTGGTTTACCTTTTAACATTGCTAGCTATGCGTTACTCACTCATTTGATAGCACAAGTATGCGATTTAGGTGTAGGTGAGTTAGTCATCAGTACAGGTGACACACATATCTATACCAATCATGTTGAACAAGTTGTAGAGCAGTTAAGCCGTGAACCATTATCATTACCTGTATTGAAACTTAATACAAGTATAAAATCTATTGAAGAATTCACAATGGATGATATTGAGTTAGTTGATTATAGTTGCCATACTGCTATCAAAGCTGATATGGCAGTATGAAGATAGTAGAGCGCATAGTACATACGATAACAATGGGGGATGTGGAAGACCCTGACTTGTATATTGCTCATCCAATATATGAATGGCAAAAAACTGAAGCAGGACAATGGGTCATGGATAACGCAGTAGATACTCCAATATGGCATAGAACTTCTGATGTTTTTAATTACGGTCATGTATATACCATAACAGCAAAACTAAAAGATATTGATTACACTTTTTTCAAATTGAAATTCCAATGAATATATTAGTAACAGGCGGTCTGGGCTTTATCGGACACAATGTAGTAAAACGTTTATCAGAACAAGGACATACTACATCAATAATTGATAATAAAACCAATTACGGTATCATTCCTCAAAGTGAGATTGACCATCTGATGGCTGAGCGAGAAAAGAAATTTATGTCACGTAACTTTACTGACACATTAAGTTTTATGTACGATAAAGACATTTCAGATGCTAATGAAATGGATAACATTTTTAATATAGAACAGCCAGAGATTGTGATTCACATGGCTAGCTTCCCTAGACAGAAAGTTGTCAACGCAAACCCAGCATTAGGTAGTCGTACAATGAGTGAAGGACTACTCAATCTATTAGAAGCCAGTAATAATTACGATATTCGTAAGTTCATCTATATTAGTTCGTCTATGGTATATGGTGATTTTAATGATGATGTAAAGGAAGATTATGAATGCAAACCACAAGGACAATATGGAATACTCAAACTCGCGGGCGAATGGCTTGTTAAAGACTATACTCGCCGTACTAATCTTGTTCATACTATTATTCGCCCCAGTGCTGTTTATGGCCCACTTGACGCTGAAGACCGGGTCATCTCAAAATTCATGCTCACTGCAATGCGCGGCGGAGTGCTCCAAGTTAACGGACCGCACGAAACCCTAGACTTTACTTATGTAGATGATGCTGTGGATGGTATAGTTGCAGCAGCATTAAGCGACAACACAGAGAACAAGACTTACAATATCACAAAGAGCCATAGTGTCACATTATTAAAAGCTGCACAAATGGCATTAGAATTAGCCGGTGGTGGCCTCTTAGAGGTAAATCCTAAAGATAGTAATTATCCTAGTAGAGGGTCATTAAATATCGATGCGGCTAGACAAGACTTTAACTTTAATCCTAAAGTTGATGTGGGAGAAGGATTCCAAAACTATTACAACTGGTTGAAAAAATCAGAATACTATGCCAAAAATAACAACTGAATTCGTAGTCAAGTGGGCAGCGACTGTATTTGCTTTAATAACTGTATATTTGACTAGTCACGATTTTATCCCTTACAATAAGTACATGGGAATAATGACCGCATTTCTATGGATGTGGTTGGGTTTCATGTGGAAGCAACCTAGCATGTGGGTATTAAACATAATTATGTTAGGATTATACATAAGTGGGTTGGTTTGGGGATAAATAGATGCATGTTCATACTACACTTTCTTCCTGATTTTGTAACTCATCTCATTCTCATTGCAGGAATATTAGGTACTATCGCTGGATTTGTTCTAGGTTTCATCCCCTTTATCAGAACATATCAACTTCCTATACAGGTAATCAGTCTGTTATTGTTGAGTTTTGGACTTTATGTAGAGGGCGGACTAGCTAATGAACAATCTTGGCAACTAAAAGTCAAAGAAGTAGAAGCTAAACTAGCGACAAAAGAAGCGGTAAGTCAAGAAAAAAATGTAGAGATTATAGAAAAAGTAGTCACCAAGACTGAATATATAAAGACCAAAGGTCAAGATATCATAAAATATGTTGATAAGGAAGTAGTAAAAGACAACGAAGTGATAAAGTATGTCGAGATTTGTCCTGCTATTCCTCAAGTGATATTAAAATCAATCAATGATGCAGCAACTATACCGCATGAGGCGACAAAATGAGATTAATTAAATTATTTGTGTTGGTAATATTGATAATATTAGCATTCTTGATAACAGGATGTTCTACCCCTGTACCATTGACACCTAGATTCCCCGAAGCACCTGCTACTTTATTAAAAGGTTGTCCTAAGCAACTAGAAACTATTGAGGGTGATAATGTCACAATCGTAGATTTCACTAAGACTGTAGTCAAAAACTATGGCACTTACCACGAATGTGCTAGTAAATATGACAGCTGGATCGAATGGTACCATACTCAGAAGAAATTATGGGATGAATCTAACTAATCCAAAATAGTGATAAATACACTATAGTTTAGGATTTAGATATGACACAAGAAATAATCAATGTAGGTGCTCAACCTAACGACGGCGAAGGTGATCCGTTACGCACGGCCTTTCAGAAAATCAATAACAATTTCACTCAATTATACAGTACTGGATTCTTTACTTCAAAAGCATATTCTACCGGACTTACAGCAGGTCAAATCATTTTTGTATCGCCGGTAGAAACATTTACTCAAGGCATTATTCAAATTAATTCTAATGATACGAACTCAACTGATACTGAGAATATCACATTAAATGTGTCGGTAATCAACGACGGTAGTGGATTAAAATGGAACGGACATAACACATTATTCAATGGCAACGTACTAACTGATTATGATATGGATATAATCGATTCTAATGTTTGTATTTTAGTTAATCCATTGATAGATACAACGATGCTTCATTTTATATCAGCACAGATTACATGGACAGGAATTCCTGTGGCCGGATATTATCTCGAAACTAATGCTTCAAATAAACTCATTGAGACAGAAAATGAAATTCTTTTAGAGACTGAGAATGACATACTAGTATGAGAGCAAAAGAATTTGTAACTGAGGGTAGGACAGGAACAATCACCCGTGATGTTGGATTAGCATTACCAGGTGCGTTTAAGATTCCTGCACTTAAGAATCAAGACCCTTACTTACAATATCGTTTTGGTGTAGCGATTGCAGGTGCTAAAGGTGCAAGTCAACGTGCCCAAGATGGGGTACCAAGTTTTGACGGTAAAGAATCAGTATTTGGTGAGAATGAAATTGTAGTAAGTTATGATCCTAAAGCTGAAATATGGATCAAAGATGCATTGCGTTCTATGGGTATGCCACCAAGTGATGCAGTACGTATTGGTACTCAAGCTAGCGAAGAAGCACCTGATGTAGATAAAATTAGCCCAGTGAGAGGCTTCAAAGGATATCCAAAATGAGAGCCAGTGAGTTTTTAACTGAAGGTGAGGGTAAGATGCATCACAATCATAGTCAAGCCACACAGGGTGTTTATAAAAGCCGTGATATTGGTGGTTATGACCGCATCTACCACTTGAATCGTCTAATGATGGCTATGGGTATGGCAGACGGCAAGAGTAAAGATGCAGTTGAAATGGATAATTCAAGTTTTGCTGAAAAGTATAACACAGTTCATCCATATACCGAAGAAGAACATAACATGTTTATATCGGCTACAAAGACTATTCCAACTGATAAAAAGAATGTTGTTCCATACTCAAAGAGTAAAGAACCTGAAGATACAAATACACAAAGTTTAGTTAAACCATTCAAAGGTTACAAAAGAAAATAATCAATCATCACATTCCTAGAATAAGTAATTATATCAAATTATAGGAATCTTAATGATAATCGATATTAACCAAACACTTGACCTAGTCAAATTAAAATTCTACAACGAATGGTTGTATACTGCTCACATCTACGATGAGGGCAATAGTCAAATGCATTCGTCATTGACTAAATCAGTGGTTGAACAATACATTGACCCACTAAATCTAAAGAAAGATAGCAAGATACTAGATTTAGGATGTGGCCCTGGTTACTTCCTAGATGAAATGAAGTCTAGAGGTTATACTGATTTGACTGGTGTAACATTAAGTCCCGGTGATATCAAAATCTGTGAAGATAAAGGTCATACAATCAAGAAATATGATTTAAGTTTCATCCCACAAAAAGATGGATACCATGATGAAAGCGTAGATTTTATCTTCTTGCGTCATGCACTAGAACATAGTCCATATCCTATCTTTAGTTTGATGGAATATAATCGTATACTTAAGCAGTTCGGTAAGATATACATCGAAGTTCCTGCACCCGATACTGAAAGACAGCATGAATTTAACCTAAATCACTATAGTATTTTAGGTAAGAATCAACTAGCAGCATTGATTACACGTACTGGATTCAACATTGATTTGTTTCAAAACTTTGAATTTGACATTGAATTTCCTAATGATGCAGATCCAGAGGGTGAAAAGAAAAAAGCAAGAGAGCATTTTTACTGTATCGTTGCTACTAAGCAAAGACCATTAGATATCAAATAAGTATCTTAAGATAAATACTCTCTATATGAGAGTATTTTTATGGGTATCCATAAAGTACAGTAAAGGAACAATTATGAAACCCAGCGAGATATTACGCAGTTTAGCAGATATGCTAGATGCAAAATCACAAGAACAGTCTACGGAACTAGCACAACAACCGGACGATTTGTTTGTTCCGCCATTGCAACTTAAACTAGAATTGCTTAAAAAAGCTACAGATGTAGAGAATATCTATAGTGATGAGGAAAAAGAACAACAAGCAGCTAATTCTTATGATGAATTAGCAATGATTAAACGTAATGCTGGACTCAATCCAGTAGTATTAGATGCGCTCGGTGATGACGAACCATTAGATGTTTAAGGACTTGTTATGAGCGGTGCAACAGGTCCATTCATTCAGAAATTATTTACCAGTCGTGATAACTTTGTAGGTGCCAGCGGTGCATCTGGAGTAGCAACATACGTTGGTCAAGAAGGTCGTATCTGGTGGGATCCAGTACGTAACAATTTCTACTACAGCGACGGTGAAACAGAGGGCGGCATATTAATCGGTAGTGGCGGTGGCGGGGGTTCAACTGGTGCTACAGGCGTACAGGGAACTACAGGATCTACTGGTGCTACAGGCTATGTAGGAACAACCGGTGCTACAGGAGCGACTGGTGTAGTTGGTACTACTGGTGCTACGGGAGCGACTGGATATATAGGAACAACGGGTGCTACTGGCGCAGCAGGTGTTAATGGTGCTACTGGAGCAACAGGCGCAGCAGGTGTTAATGGTGCCACTGGCGCTACTGGAGCAACTGGATATATAGGAACAACGGGTGCAACTGGCGCAGCAGGTGTTGATGGTGCTACCGGAGCAACAGGCGCAGCAGGTGTAAATGGAGCAACTGGTGCTACTGGACCAGTAGCAGGAAGTAATACACAAGTTATATTCAACAATAACAACACGGCAGGAGCTAGTGCTAACTTAACATTTAATACTGACACCAACTTATTGAATGTTACTGGTAATGTGTCAGCAAATAATATTACAGCTAACACATTGATAGCTGCCACTAATGGTAATCTTTATGTTACTGGCAATATATTACCAACATCAGGTTCATATAATTTAGGACTGTTATCTACTCCGTGGGCTAATGCTTTCTTTGGACCACAGTCTATCACAATTACTGACAATACAAGTAATCTAGCTAATACAGTTACAATTGAAAATATCGCTGCTAATATCACAATGGGTACAGCAGGATTTAATATTGTTAAACTTGGCACAGCAAATTCAATATTCCGTATTGAAGCATTAACTGGACAGATTTTTTCTTTCGCAAAAACTATTATTGAAAATGATACAGAAAGTAGTAACACTACTAGCGGTTCACTACAAGCAGCAGGTGGCGCAGGTATTGCTAAGAATCTTTATGTTGGTGGAAATATATATGGTGAGGGTAGTACACTTAGCAATGTTGTAACTTATGTAACTACTGGTGTAGGGTTAACAGGTGGTGGTACAGGCAACATTGGTATAGATGCTACTGGTGTAACAAGTGTTGCCGGTACTGCTAATCAAGTGTATGTTAATGGTAATGTCTCTGGTGGAAATGCCAATGGCGCAGTTACACTAACACTACCACAAAATATAGATAGTGGTGCAACATTATCGTTTGCTAACTTAACAGTCACTGGTACATTGGTGGCAAATAACTTCACAACATCTGGCAACAGTATCGTACATGATAAGATATTAAATCTAGCATACGATTCAACTAGTAACAGTCAAATCAATGGCGGTGGTATTATTCTTGGTAATATCAGTGATCCATACACTGTAAGTATATTATATGACTTGCCAAACAACGCCTGGAACACAGACGGTGCTGGATTAACAACAAATGACTTAAAAGCAGCAAATGCTAATATTGATTTCTTGTATGTTCAAAACGGTGGACATTTTGGTTTAGTAAATGAACAATTAGATTATCCAAACGCATATGTTCAAGTAGATAGTAATGTTAATAGTTACAGCCAAATTGTAAGTCAAAATCATAGTCCCGGTACACAAGCATCAACTGACTTAGTTTTAGTAAATGATATAGGTGACGATGGCAATCACTATATTGATATGGGTATCAACAGTAGCAACTATGCTAATGCTGCTTTTAGCAGTACGGGACCAAATGACGGATACTTGTTTGTAAATCAAGGCAATTTAGTTATTGGTACAGATACTCCTGGACAAGTAGTTAACTTTGTTGCAGGCGGAACAACAAGCGACAATGTTCACCTAACTATTAGTGATACTGATACTACTATTAAAGGAAATGTAATCGTTACTGATGGCAGTGACAATACTATTTTCCAAATGAAAACAGATGGTAATCTGATTTGGGGCGGTGGTAGTACTGGTATTAGCTTGAACGGCGGTTTCTTTGTTAGTACTGTTAACACTAGTGATGGTACCGGTAACATTGTTACATACAATGGTAGCCAAATGCAGTATGGTCCTCAACTAAAAGACTATAATGGTAACCTGCAAGCAAATAATTTCACTAGTAATTCTATCACTAGTAATGCGACTGTTAATTTTGCTAATACTAATAATGTAACACTAGGTAACATAGGCAATTTACACATCGCAGGTGGTTCAGCAAACTATGTATTGAGAACAGACGGAGCAGGTAATCTAAGTTGGGTTATTCCAAATTCAGGAGCAACGGGTCCTACGGGAGCAACTGGTGCTGCCGGTACGAATGGTACAACAGGTGCAACAGGTTATCGTGGATCAACAGGTGCTACAGGTGCTACAGGCTATACAGGTAGTACTGGAGCAACAGGCGCAACAGGCGTTGCAGGTACAAATGGAGCAACTGGTGCAACAGGCGCAGCAGGCTCTAATGGATCAAATGGTGCTACTGGTGCGACAGGATATATAGGTACAACTGGCGCCACTGGTGCGACTGGTGTAATAGGTACCACAGGCGCAACAGGCGCTACAGGATACATTGGTACTACAGGAGCAACCGGTGCTACAGGAACGATAGGTAGTACTGGTGCAACAGGTGCTACAGGGTATCTTGGTGCTACAGGGGCAACGGGCGCTACTGGTCCAATAGCAGGTAGTAATACACAAATCATATTCAATGACTCAAATAGTCCAAATGGTAGTGCTAACTTAACATTTAATAAATCAACTAATGTATTAACTGTCAACGGAAATATTTCAACAACAAACTTTACAGCCGCAGGTACATCTAATTTGGGTAATGTTGGCAATGTCTTTATAACCGGCGGTAGTGCTAATAATATTCTACTAACTAATGGTTCTGGAAATCTATCTTGGTCTAGTATCAGTACGGTTAACGGTGTAGGTGGCAATCAACTAGTCTATGTGTTAAATGCTTCATACAGTTTAACCAGTCTCAAGAACACTCTACAGAGTTTGTTTGGATTGACTAATGGTGTCACACTAGCATCAAACACACGCTATCAATATGATTTGGTGTTTAACATGCAATTTAGCAAAACAGGTATATTGACTTATGCATTAGCTTTGGGTAGTGGTGTAGCTGTAGCACAACACAACTATCAAGCAGAAGCTAGCCAAAACAATACTTTGACTGGATATGCTGCTGGTATTACCATGATGAGTCAAAATGCTACAGGCGCCACAATTACCACTGGTACAGCTATAGGTGACACACTCAACGGATATGGTCACTATGTGGTGCGTGGAACGATTGATGTAACGACTGGTGGCAATGTCAACTTTATGGTAAGTCAAGATCAAAATACTCCTATTACTTGGAGTACTTTAACTGGATCTTATATTAAATTGTTACCTTTAGGTGCTATTGGTGCTAACACAGCAGCCGGAACTTGGTCATAAAATGTTCGACCCATTCAAGCAAGCTAAAATTCAAAACGGTTATTCTAAACTCAAGGACGTAAAACTCCCTGAGAAGGATATGACATTAGATGAATTAAAACGATTGAGTGGGTCTGGTCAAATCACAGGCGAATATTCATACACTCCACTACATGAATTAGCACAAAAGAAACAACAATATATGCGTGAGAATAACATCAAGCCAGGTGATCAGGCCTGGTTCAAACTGATGTTCGCTAAAACACATCTGACAGGTGAAGATCCGTTTTCTAAGTAATTCTCATTAAATATAGACCTAAACATACGGTCTTTTCATGCCCATTATTGATAAATACAAGAATAAAAGGATAAGTAATGGCAATACCTAAAATTACAGAGTTACCTAGTAGTGCAGTAAAGATAACAGAGTTACCTGATATAGGTAACAATATAGCGACTGATACTTTATTACCAGTGGTCAATATGGCTGGTACTCCAACAACACAAAAAGCCAATGTACAAATCACAGGTAATTTGATTTTGTCTGGTGCAGGTGGCGCAAACTTTGTACCTGCAGCCGTATCTCAACTAGCATACACAGTATCAAATGCAGCACAACCAAACATAACTAGCGTAGGTAATCTCACAGGACTAACAATATCAAATATTGGCAATTTTCATGTACCGGGTGGATATGTTGGGTATGTTTTACAAACAGACGGCAATGGTAATCTAAGTTGGGCTAACTTGGGTGCTACTGGTATGACTGGAGATCAAGGTAGTACAGGTGCTACAGGATTGACAGGTAGTACAGGATTGACAGGCAGTACAGGTGCATCAGGTGTTCAAGGAGCTACAGGTGGTATAGGATTCCAAGGTGCTACTGGATTAGGTAGTACAGGTGCAACAGGTAATATAGGGTCAACCGGCGCAACTGGAACTATAGGTAGTACTGGTAACACAGGTGCTACTGGATTAGTAGGTAGTACTGGTGCATCAGGTACATTAGGTAGTACAGGTGCAACAGGTCATATAGGATCAACCGGTGCTACTGGAGCAGTAGGTAGTACTGGTGACACTGGTGCTACAGGTACATTAGGTAGTACAGGTGCAACAGGTCATATAGGATCAACCGGTGCCACAGGTGCTCAAGGTGCAACCGGTGGTATAGGATTTCAAGGAGCGACCGGTGCAGGTGCCACTGGTGCAACTGGGGCAACAGGAGCAATAGGCAGCACTGGTGCAATGGGTAGCACAGGATTAACAGGAGCTACTGGTATAGGGTCAACAGGCCCAAGTGGTTCAACTGGTTCTACAGGTGCAACAGGTGATCAAGGCATAGTCGCTCAATCTACTGCTCCAGTGGATCACAATATATTGTGGCTTGATACTAGTATTGCGGGAGTACAAGGAGTAGGCAGTACAGGGGCCACAGGGGCTATAGGAGCTACTGGTAGTAACGGAACACATGGTGCTACAGGTGCAACGGGTGCAGGAGCAACAGGTGCGACAGGTATAGCAGGCACTAATGGCAGCACAGGCGCAACAGGTAGTAACGGAACAAATGGTTCTACCGGAGCGACTGGTAGTTTTAGTGGTAATCTAACAGCTAATGTCAATGGTAATGGTTTCAGTATTAGTAATGTAGCTAACATTACTGCGAATAACTTCAGTGGTAACATCACTATCACAGGCAATGTTACTGGTACAAGTCCTAATGTTACACTAGTTGCTGGTAGTTATAGTTATGTCTTTGACAACACTGGTAACTTTACATTGCCAGCTAATAGTGATATTCTTATGGCTGGTGTTAATAGTGTATTGTCAGCCAACGGAACTACACTATTAGGTGGATACTCACAAGTTGGAGGATCTTACTCAACATTGGGTGTCAAATATCCAGGTGCTGGCACTCAATTTGGTATAACCCTGCAACCTACTAATGATAACACCACAGCCATACAGTTCCTTAATGCCGCAGGCAGCAATATAGGTAAAATTGATCAGACATCATCAACTGTTAAATTTATAGGTGATGGCAGTCAACTTTCAAATGTTGCTACTACTACAACAGGTAGTTGGACACTGACTGCCGGTACTAACACAGTAAGTCTCTCAGTACCAATAAACGGTACTTACTCAATATGGGTTAGAGGAAATATTCCAAATGGTATTGTTACATATACTGCTACAGTAGTTGTTACAAATACCAATGTTCCGGTATTAGGTAGTAGTTATGGTTGGTATTATGCAGCAGGTAATGCATTAGTGCTTACAGCAATACCTGCACAGATTGTTGGAACTTTGAACAATATTAGTAATGCTGTAGTTAGTACTACAACTGCAAATGTATTTACATTTGGAATTACAAACAATAGTGGAACTAGTCAAACTGTAAATTACGGTTATACTAAATTAGGATAATTATGATTGTACAGGGTGTAACATTAAATGGTACAAGAGTAGTTGATGCTAGTATCATCATACCAAATCTTGCTATCTGGATAGATGCTAACAACAGTAGTAGTTACGGTGGTAGTGGCACAAGTATCACAGACTTAAGTGGTAATGGTCGAACACAGAATCTTACTAATGCTGGGCAATTTACTACCTTGAGCAGCATTAAATGCTTTGATTGTTCAAGTTCGGGATTAGGTATTGGAGCCGCCTCTATTGGACCTACATTACCTACATCAGGTTTTACATATATTTCTTGGGCTAGAATTATTGCCAGTACAGCTACTTTTAGGACATTGTTTAGAACCAGTCCTGATGATCATCCTATACTGATCAATGCCGGAACCAACGATCTAGGCATGTGGGACAACAGTAGTACTTTTCATTCAGCAGGATATAATGTAAGCAGTCTAGCTAATACTTGGGCTCAATGGGTAGTAACAGGTGACAGTTCAGGTCAAACATTTTACATCAATGGTCAGCAGGTGGGAACCACCACATATTCGTCAGCAGGTAACAGTCATAATATTACAGGCAATGTTGGTCAAGCACCTGGTTCTACACAACCATTTGGATATATTGCTAACATGTTGTTATATACAACTAAACTAACACAAGAACAGATACAGCAAAATTACTACTACTATAAGAGTTTGTTTGGTGTGTAATAAATATATATAAAAGGGATAACATAATGTCAGTATTAAAATATTGGGACACGGGAACATCATCATGGCAAGTTGCTATAGTTGGTGCACAGGGTGCAACTGGACTTGCAGGTGCCACTGGACAAACAGGTTCAGGTAGTACAGGTGCATCAGGTGCTACTGGTGCAATAGGTTCAACTGGCTCAACAGGTTACACAGGTAGTACTGGCGCACAGGGTGCAACAGGTGGTATAGGATTCCAAGGTGCTACCGGATATAGTGGAGCAACCGGTGCAATAGGTAGTACAGGAGCAACCGGTGCAGGTGCCACTGGTGCTACTGGGGTAGGTACGCCGGGCAATGATGGTGCGACAGGTGCAAGTGGTAGCAACGGAGCAGATGGTGCGACAGGTGCAAGTGGTAGCAACGGAGCAGATGGCGCTACTGGTGCAAGTGGTAGCAACGGAGCAGATGGCGCTACTGGTGCAAGTGGTAGCAACGGAGCAGATGGCGCTACTGGTGCAACGGGCCCAACCGGTAATACTGGCGCAACTGGTTCAGGCACGGGTACTGCTAACAAGATTTACAACGGCACAAGCTATGCTAATATCGCTACATCAAATGGCAATCTACAAATTGGTGTCAATAACAATACATGGAACTTTGGTAGTGATGGTAATATAACATTACCATACAATGCTAAAGTAGCAGTATCTGAATCTACAACAACCTCAGGTGCGTTGTCATTAAATGGTACTACTAATTATCTAACACTACCATCAAGTAGTCAATGGATTTTAGGTACAACATGGACTATAGAATTTTGGATTAATGCTAATGCATCTTCTACAGGAGTACTTCAACGAATAATAACACAGGAAGCTGATACCAGCCCCGGAGTACTTTCTTATATAGATATAAATGTATCTAATGGATTACTTGGCATTTTATGTACTCAAAGTAATGCAATATTTTATACAGAACCTACACCGGGTCAATGGACTCATGTAGCAATTGTTAATAACAATTCTGCTGATCAAGCATTATATGTATACTACAACGGGGTAAGACAAACATATAATACTGGTTACGGTGGACCTGCTAATTATGGAAGTACTAATGCTATTACTATAGGTAGATTCCCAAATAACAATTATCAATACTTCCCCGGCAAGTTATCTGATATAAGAATCACTAGTGGGATAGCAGTATACACTGGAAACTTCACAGTTCCTACTAGTGTGTTAACAGTTACACAACCAGCTGGTACTAATATCGCTGCTATCCCAACTACTGCAAGTGTAGTATTACTAATGGGTATGCTAAGTAGTGGCACAGCATTTAATGATAGCAGTTCATACAACACAACGATTACTAATGTTGGTTCAACATTTACTACTAGTGGACCAGGATTGATTGGTGGCATAGGCGGTGGCATTGTATTGGAATCAATAAGTGCTAATGGTACTACTTATGATTGGCAATTTAGTACAGACGGCGGAACAATTTTCCCAACACTAACAGTTCAGCGTGGAGACGATTCAAGCGGGACAATTACAGGTCAAACATTATTGTTTGGCGATGGCTTACAAGAAGCAATTATTTCAACCCCAGATGCTAATGCTGACTTTACCGATAATAGTCAACGACTAGTAATCAATCCTGGCAAAGGCGCTGATGGCACCGCTGGCGAAGGTGGCGACATTTATCTATGGGCTGGTCGCGGTGGCGATGCTAGTGGTTCAGGTGGTGATATCAAGATTCGCGGTGGTCAAGGTGGTGCAAACACATCAGGTGGTACAGGCGGTGCAGGTGGTTATATCCGTATAGAAGCAGGCAATGGCGTTGGAACTGGTGATCCAGGTTATATAAATATCGTCGGTGGAGATAGTTCTACTGCACAAGGCGGAAATGTTCAAGTGACTGGTGGCTACGGTCAAACAGTAGGTGGTACCGCAAAGATTTATGGTGGATATGGCACAGCAACAGGAGGTAATGTTGACATCTGGGGCGGTAGTTCAGGCAATGGTCAAATAAACGAAGGCAATGTTAATATTGAAACCGGAGGCAAGACTTGGACATTTGATCCTTCAGGTAACTTATCATTGACTCGCGGTGGCATCATATATGAGACAGGTATCCCATTCGGTGGACTTGATGGCAATACAATTACATTGAAGCCATCAGGTGGAACTAATACTGACCAACAGTTATTAGTTTATCCAACAGGAAGCGGTGACTTTAATCACTTACACTTGACTACTGGTAACTTGTGGAATACTGAATTGTTCTTAGGCAATGATAACTTCTACGTGAAGTTAGCAAACACTGGTAACATTCTTATCAACACTAATGATAGTATCGGTAATATATTTCAATGGAGTTTTAATACAGACGGTTCAATACTTGCAACTGATTCAGTAACATTAAAAGTTCCAAATGGTGTGCCAGGTACTGTTACTGCTATTACAGGCAGTAGTGGCGGTTGGGAAAGTAATCCTAGTTCTAACCTTGCTACTACTGGTGGCACAGGTACTGGATTAACAGTAGATGTTGGTAATGAAGGTGGGTATGCTAGTTCTATTGCGATACATACTCCTGGCACAGGATATACAAACGGTGATACTATAAATGTTATAAGTGGAAGTTCAAGTGCTACATTTACTATAGGCATAGTTAACAATCAGTGGGCATTTAATGCAGACGGTAACTTAAATGCATCTGGCAGTGGTTACTTTGCTGGACAAAACTTATTTGTTGGTGAAGGTGCTAACACACTTACTCAATATAGTGCTTCTACACTAGTAGTAAGTGCAGACGATGAAGCATATATTCAAGCAGTCATTACCAATGTATCAGATGTTGGTAGTGCTGACTGGGTAGCATACGGTCATCACGGTACTGATGCCGGTGGTTGGGTAGACATTGGCTTTACTAGTTCAGGATTCAACGATGCAAACTATACTATAACTAAGCCGGGTAGTGGTTATGTATTTGCACATGGATTTGATATCAATACTCAACCAGTAGTAGCAGGTGATGGCAGCTTAGTATTAGCAACTGGCGAACAAGGTAATGTAAAAGATATTATATTTGCTACTGGCGGATTCTTAGAAGCAAATGAGTTTATGAGAATTAGTAATAGCAATAATGCATTACAGTTAACAAAACAAGGTGTTACACTTGGTGATTATCCTAATGCAGGACCAGCTGCAAATACTGCTGCATTATCTGGCGCACAAGTTTATCTAAGTAGTACTGATGGAAATGCTTGGGTTGGTGTTGAAAATGGTACGCCAACGATTGGAAGTACTCTAACTACAGTTTGGCAATTTGGTACAGACGGTAATTTAACATTACCAGCTAATACATTTAGTGTTAATTATGCTAACGGTACACAAGTACCATTAGGAGCGACAGGCGCTACTGGCCCAACTGGTCCGCAAGGTGTAAGTGTTACATTGATTGGATCAGTAGCAAACAGTGCTGCTCTACCAGTAAGTGGAAATGCAGGTGACGGATATATTACTATAGACAGCGGTGATCTATGGATATGGAATACTGTAACAAGTTCTTGGAATGATGTAGGACAGATAGTAGGCCCACAGGGTGCTACTGGTATAGGCGCTACAGGTGCAACTGGTAGTAACGGAACAAATGGCGCAACAGGTGCCACTGGTAGTAACGGAACAAATGGCAGTACTGGTGCAACAGGTACAGCAGGAACAAATGGTAGTACTGGTGCAACCGGCACTGCTGGTGTCAATGGCGCTACAGGTGCGACTGGCTTAACTGGAACAACTGGTGCAACAGGCTCACAAGGTAGCACAGGTGCAACCGGCTTAACTGGTAGTACAGGTGCTACTGGATTAACTGGTAGCACTGGCCCAGTAGCAGGTAGTAACACACAAGTTATATTCAATGATGCAAATGCTGCTGGTGCAAATGCTAACTTTACCTTCAACAAATCAACTAGTGTGTTGACAGTAACTGGTAACATAATAGCAAATAATATCAATGCTGGTAACTTATTAACTGCAAACTATTCAAGTGCTGTATTAACAACAGGCGCACAGCCAAACATTACAAGTACAGGTACACTAAGTAATTTAACTGTTACTGGTAATGTATCGGCTGGTAATGTTATCGTCAACGGTCAAACAGTAGTATTAACTGGTGCTGTTAATCCAGATTACATACAAGTTGAAAAATCAGCAGACCAAACTTTTGTTGCTAAAAATGCTGATATTAATTTCAATGTAACAACTGCAACAAATGGTGGTATTGCATACGCCAGCAATATCTTCACACTAATTGCAGGTAAGACATATCTGTTAGAAGCAACTTTGTGTATTAATACTTTTACTTCAGCTAGTGCATTTATTTGGTGGAGTTGGGTAGATGCCACAACCAATGCTCAACTTGATACATCAAACGGTGGTGCGGTGTCAACTGGTAGTTCTGGTGTGGCAATTCCCGCAACTTGGACTGCAAATGACAATTATTCAAGCACTGCTAAACTTATCTATACTCCTAATACTACTCAAACAGTAAAATTAAGAGCCACAGACGGTAGTGGGACTTGTACAGTTTTAGCAGTAGGAACCAGAGCCAGTATTGTTCAAATAAATCCTACTGCAAGTTTAAGTGCGGTATCAACTATAAATGCTTCAGGTAATGTCAGTGTAGGTGGTAATTTAACTGTTACTGGTGCCGCTACGATAGGTGCAACAAAAATTTACAGTTGGCCAACAAATGGTGCCTCATCTGGTTATGTTAATTTAGGAACTTGGACTACAACATCAAATGCAGGTCAAATGTTGGATATCAAGATAACTTTACACAATGGATATAATGCAAACCCAGGACAAATACAAGTAGTAGAATCAATATTCATGTTGTCTAACGGCTCTACCGCAGCCACAACCGGTAGTAATACTGTTGTCACTGGTACAGTATTGGGAACTGGTGTTGCAACTACATTTAGCAAGTTGGGTGGGGCAACTGCTATGTCAACGTTGGTGTTGGTTCAGAACTCAGCAACTTCATATACAATATGGGCACAGGGTGTAGTTGCTTATACTGATAACAGCATGTATCAAGTTGTTTATGGAGGAGGCTCGACTTGGACTAACTCTGGAACATTCCAAACAGGTGCCCCAAGTTATGGTAGCAATTATGTTGTTATAACTCCACAAACTACCTAATTATATAATTGGGTAGTTATCCACATAAATAAAGTTATGAATAAAACAGGCTCAGCATCTCTAGTAAAAGATCCTTATACCAAAACAAAATTTAAGAACGATAAGGAATTACAGGATTTTATAAAGTGCTGCGACCCTGACACAGGCTATCTATATTTCATGGATAACTTTTTTATGATACAACACCCTACAAAAGGTAGTATGGTGTATCATCCATATGATTATCAGAAACGATTAATTCATACATATCATAACTATCGCTATAGTATCAGTTTGATGCCTCGACAATCAGGTAAATCAACTAGTGCTGCTGGTTACTTACTTTGGTATGCTATGTTTGTACCTGATTCAACTATTCTTATTGCAGCACATAAGTATACAGGCGCACAAGAGATTATGCAGCGTGTTCGCTACGCATACGAAAACTGCCCTAATCATATTAAAGCAGGTGTAACAACATACAACAAAGGCTCATTAGACTTTGAGAACGGTAGTCGTATAGTTTCAGCAACTACGACTGAAAACACAGGTCGTGGTATGTCTATTACATTACTATACCTAGACGAGTTTGCATTCGTTCGACCAAGTATCGCTAGAGAGTTCTGGACTGCTATCACTCCAACATTAAGTACTGGTGGTAAAGCAATCATCACAAGTACCCCAAACAGTGACGAGGATCAATTTGCTTTCATCTGGAAAGGTGCCAACAAAACTGAAGATGAGTTTGGTAACACTACTGAATTAGGCGTTAACGGGTTCAAAGCATATAGAGCAGACTGGCAAGAACAACCTGGCAGAGATCAGAAATGGGCTGACGAGATGAAAGCACAATTAGGTGAAGATCGTTTCCGTCGTGAGATTGGTTGTGAATTCATTATCGCTGACGAAACACTTATCAATCCAAATACATTATTGATGCTAGAAGGTATAGAGCCAGTAAGTCGTATGGGACAAGTCCGTTGGTATCAGAAACCAGTCAAAGGTAATATCTATACAGTAGCACTAGACCCAAGCATTGGTACGGGTAATGACCCTGCTGCAATACAAATATATGAAGCAAACACCGTCACACAAGTTGGTGAATGGAAACACAACAAAACTGATATTCCAACACAGATTAAATTGATGGCTCAGATAAACAAGTATATTGTAGAATGTACAGGTGAACCAAACAATGTATATTATAGTGTAGAAAATAACAGCATTGGTGAAGCAGCATTAGTATCACTAAACGAGTATGGAGAGAATAATATTCAAGGTATCTTTATTAGTGAACCAGGCAAGAAGCGTAAGGGATTTAATACTACAAATAAGAGTAAATTAACTGCTTGCGCTAAGTTTAAGACATTACTTGAGAGTAAGAAACTAACCGTAAATAGTCGTAGTCTTATAAGTGAATTAAAAGCGTTTGTAGCACATGCGGGTAGTTATGCTGCTAAAGTCGGGGACACGGACGACTTGATAATGGCCAGTTTATTGAGTGTAAGAATGATACAGGAATTAGGTTCATATCACTTTGAATTAGACAGTTATGTCAAAGACCACGAAGAATTCATTGCCCCATTACCATTCTTTGCCGTACTAAGTTGATATTAAGATAAATACTTTCATGCCAACAAATTCAGAAACCCTCAATCGTCAACTATATCAATTGTTGTCCAAATACAAACCAAAGCCATTGGACGCAGAGGGTAAAGCTACCCCAGTTCCAGATGAGGCAGACATTTTCAAGTTTGAATTCACCAAAGACGGTGAAGATTATGGAACAGTATATGTCACATTAGATGAAGATAGAGTATTAACTGTTTACTTTGGCGATGATGTTACAGATAGTCCAGAGGACAGAACTCCAGGCATAGACTATGATGACACATGGAGTGGATTATTACATCAATTAAGTTCTTTTAGAATGACTAGAGGACTTAAAGGGTTTGACACAAAGAACAAAGACCAAGTTAACGATGACATGGCAAGAAGGAAACATATGAGAAACAAAGACAAAATAGCAGAAGGTTACTACCCAATGGGCAAAAAAGCTAGTTATAGTGATGCTGTACCTAGTGTAAAGATTGTTATTGAACATAGCCGTGTCATTGAAGAAGGTGAACAACGCTATCGTAATATCAATAGGATATTCCTAGAGAATCAATTAGGTGAAAGATATCTACTTGATACTAAGAAGCCTGGTATTGCCCGTGTATATGCTAGACATATCGCTGAAGGTGGCAAAGTCAATGATGACCGTTGGAGTCACATTGGTAGTCTTTGTGAAGAATATCAAAAGATGGCTGGATTCGTCCGTGCTACACGCAATGGTCAGTTCAATGAATCAGCACAATCATTAGTCAATGAAGGTATCGCGCACTACGCAAGTCTACGTGAATCATTGAGCCGTATGACTGGTAAGCGTGGTTACAACGCTTACTTTGAAAACTGGACACCATCATTGATGGAAGATGGAACAGAAGAAACTAATCTAAATGAATTGTTTGTACAAGAGACATTAGACCCACGCATTGAAAGTGTAATGCCGATATTGAATAGAATACACAAGAAAGTTGCTGAGTCAGTCGTTGACAAAGAATTGAACAAGTTAGCAGAGTGGGCTGATAGTCTAGTCGAAGAAGAAAGTATTAAATCTAACAATCCAGTCGGTATTCCTGAAGAAAACGATGCAGAAAGTTTTGGCGGATTTGCTGAAAGTGAAGGTAGACAAGAAATTGGTCAAATGATGGCTGATGATGGCATAACATATAGTGCAGAAAAAGAAAATGAAATCATTAGTAAGATGGTTGAGTATATGAAAAAATCTGGAATGGATTCAAAACAGATTCGTTATCTATTGAACTATGACGAAGATTATATTGCCGATCAGTTAAGCTACTTACCAAAAGAAGGAATGGATGAAAGTGCATTACAAGCATACTTGGGCGATAAGAAGTATGGTAAAGATGGTATGGATGCATTACGAAAAGCAGGACGTGAACATGCCGGTAAAGAAAAAATGCAAAACATTCGTGCTAAATTTAGTAACAAAGAAGAAGAAGTTGACGAAGGTCTTGATGCTAACCAAAAGCGTGTAGGTCAATTAGGCCCAACAGAGAAGGTTGGTAAAAAAGGTGCAGTAGGTAAACTAGTTGGTGCTAATGAAAACTTTATTAACTCTACTTCACAGGCAGTAACAACTGAAGAAGATGAAATGGATGAAGGTACTCATACACAACATGATAGAGACTTGAATCCAAATGATTATGATCGTCCTAATACAGATTTTAGTAGAGATCCTATTGAAGCTGGGACAGACAGAATACACCAAAAGATATCAAATATGTTGAAGAAGTTGTCTAAGCCAGAAGATAAGCCATTAGATAAGAATAAGACTAGTCTTGGTAGTACTGTACTAGATGAAATGGACAAGAGCCAAACACCTCCGGGTCGTGACGGTGATCCTCGTCCTGGTCCAGACAAAGAAGCAAAGACAATAACAAAAGAAAAAATGGTCAAACACGCTAGTGACATTCTTAGTAAATCAATGGCTAAAAAAGATGACAAGAAAGATGTAAAAGAAGGACAAGATGACCTAGACGCTATTCTAAGAATCATTAGAAAGTAAAGGGTAAATTACCCATCAAAAACCTCACTTAAAAAGTGAGGTTTGCCATAACAATGATAAATACTATTGACAGGACGAGAAAGTATTGCTATACTTACTCATCGTGTTAGTTACTTCATGGTGAAGTAGCGAATTAAAAAAAACGAGACCATCTCAAATTTATAAGGAATATTTATATGGCATCATTAGCAGACATCCGCGCACGTATCGCAGCGCAAGACACAAAATCAAACAACAAGGGTTCAAACACCCAATCAGATAATTCTATCTACCCTCACTGGAACATGGACGAAGGCACTACTGCTAGTATTCGTTTCTTGCCAGATGGTGATACAAAGAACGAATTCTTCTGGGTAGAAAAACAAATCATCAAACTTACATTTAATGGAGTCAAGGGTGACAGCAACGCAAAACAAGTAGTCGTTCAAGTTCCATGTGTTGAAATGTACAACGATGGTTCAACTTGTCCTATCTTGGCTGAGGTTCGTCCTTGGTACAAAGACGAGACATTGAAAGAAATGGCTAACAAGTATTGGAAAAAGCGTAGTTACATTTTCCAAGGCTTTGTACGTCAAAACCCACTTGGTGATGACAAGACTCCAGCGAATCCAATTCGTAGATTCGTTATCAGTCCACAAATCATCCCAATCATTAAGAGTGGATTACTTGATCCTGAAATCATGGAATTGCCTACAGACTATACACGTGGTCTTGACTTCAACATCAAGAAGTCTAGCAAGGGTGGATATGCAGATTACAGTACAAGTAACTGGGCACGTAGAGAAACAGCATTGACTGAGGCTGAACAAGCAGCAATTGAAGCACATGGATTGTTCAATCTTAGTGACTTCTTGCCTAAGAAGCCAGGTGAGGCTGAACTACGCATTATGAAAGAAATGTTTGAAGCATCAGTAGAAGGTGAAGCATACGACAACGCACGTTGGGGACAATACTATCGTCCATGGGGCTTAGATGCTCCAGCAGGTTCACAAAGTGAATCAGCACCCTTGCCAACTCGCACTGCTCCAGTAGCAGCAACTAATCTACCCGATTGGGAAGGTGACGTTGCAGCAGCAGAAGCGTCTTTCACTAGTGCTCCTGTAGTTGTTCCATCAGCAAGTCCATCAAGTGACAAAGCACAAGATATTTTAGCGATGATTCGTAGTCGCCAAAAGACTGCTTAAATCTATATAGGGGCTACGGCCCCTATCTTAGGAGAACACCATGACATTACCAGACGAAAGATACCGTGCCATGAAGCAAGGTAAAAAATTATTAGAGGAATTGTGTGATCCTGGTCGTACACCACGTGTACCTAGTTTAATCAGAGATCGTGCAAGAGCCGCTCTAAGACACTATCCGCAAGATTGGGAAATTGACTCAATGGCAGAAAAATGTCCTGATATACTTGATAAGTTATCATTCAATGATAGAATATACTTAACAGGCACAAACAACAGATAACAAAGAAAGAGAGATTATCAATGGCAAAACCATTTGATGTAAGCAAGTTCCGTAGAGAAATCACGAAAAGTATCGAAGGACTTAGTATAGGATATAACGATCCAACCGATTGGATCAGTACAGGAAATTATGGACTCAATTATCTCATTAGCGGTGATTTTAATAAAGGGGTACCTCTTGGTAAAGTTACTGTCTTTGCCGGAGAATCTGGATCAGGAAAAAGTTTCATCTGTTCAGGAAACCTAGTAAGACACGCACAACAACAAGGCATCTATGTAGTTCTCATTGATACAGAGAACGCATTAGATGAAAAGTGGCTACACGCATTAGGTGTAGATACAAGCGAAAGTAAATTGCTTAAACTTAATATGGCTATGATTGATGATGTGGGTAAAACTATATCAGAGTTTATGAAGTCATATAAACTAATGTCAGAAGATGACAAGCCTAAGGTATTGTTCATCATTGACAGTCTTGGTATGCTATTGACTCCAACTGACGTTAATCAGTTTGAAGCAGGTGATATGAAAGGTGACATGGGTCGTAAGCCTAAAGCACTAACAGCACTTGTTCGTAACTGTGTTAATATGTTTGGTAGTCATAATGTAGGATTGGTTGCTACTAATCACACATACGCAAGTCAAGATATGTTTGACCCAGATGATAAAATTTCAGGTGGTCAAGGATTCGTTTACGCAAGTAGTATCGTAGTCGCCATGAAGAAACTCAAACTCAAAGAGGATGAGGATGGTAACAAGGTTGCAGAAGTAAACGGTATCCGTGCTGCTTGTAAGATTATGAAAACACGCTATGCGAAACCTTTCGAGAGCATACAAGTCAAGATTCCATACGAGACAGGAATGAGTCCTTACAGCGGCTTGACTGATATGCTTGAGAAGTCTGGCGCATTGAAGAAAGAAGGCAACAGCTTGGTATACACTACCGAAGATGGTGAGGTTCTTAAAGCGTTTCGTAAAGGCTGGGAAGCAAACAAAGACGGCATACTAGATAAGGTCATGCTTGAATATACTGGAAAAACTAAAAGCATGATAAGTAATGTAACAACACCTACGGAGGAAGTTACAGAATGAGTTTAGATACAATCGCTGAAGTTTGGGAAGCATTACGTGAGCATATTGATTTAAGTGAACGTGATGATGCGGCAGATACACTTGTCAATTTTTTGATTGATAATAACTATGAGATAGAAGATATAAAAGATGCCTTCAAAGACAAAGATATCACTAGAGCATTGAAGGGTTACGCCGACGAGCATTTTCCAGAGGAAGATGAAGATTTTGATGAAGAAGATTTAGACGAATGGGATTAAATGTCAAATTGGTACACAAGGATAACAGTCAATCTGGCTGTGATACCTGATTTTATTCAACACTTTGAAACCGAACTAGATAATGCTAAGAAAGAGGTAAAGATATACGGCAATGTTGAAAAGAACATTGCCGCTTTACCCGGCATTACCGAACATAGATTCAATCAGTTACAAGAAGTAGAAGCGGTACTTAACTACTTGAATATTCAATTACGGAAAATTCGCCGAAAACATTTTCAAAAATATTTAGAAGCGTATAATAGAGCATTGACAAGCCGTGACGCTGACAAGTATGTTGAGGGTGAAGATGAAGTTATTGAATATGAAATATTGATTAACGAAGTGGCATTACTTAGAAATCGTTGGCTTGGTATATTAAAGGGCCTTGAAGCTAAACAGTGGCAGATGGGGCATATCGTGCGGTTACGCACTAGTGGAATGGAAGATATTACAATTGGCTAAATCAAACATAATGACAACTATGCAAACGCAGATGAAAAATCTCGCAAAAAATAGTACCTTACCTAAAGTGCAAGTTACTACTCAACCAATCTCTTCCTCACAAAATCATCTGCATACTCTTTTAGGAATTAATAGTACTACATCTTTTGATGATTTATATAATACTGAATATGTTAAAAAATATGAAGTATTTGAGACCACAGAAGATATACTAGGATTGAGTGTTACTTGGCACAGAATGCGTCCATTAATCAATGCATCAACTAGTCCCAATATTAGACCAACTAAACTTACTGATAGTATCTTGTTCAAAGAAATAATTCAGGAAGATAGAGATAAGGCTGAACGCATCCGTGACTATTACAGCAAGAAACTTATGGTTATAACTTTGCGTGAACAAAGGATAAGTAAATTCAGGAAAGATTTATCTACCTTCATTCATGGTGATAGTAAAGTAGTCAAAGAAGAATTGATGCCAATAATTTATCGTCTACCTGAATTCTATGATTATGATATAGAATTTGATGATATGGTTAGAGAATTGAATACACGATTTGAATTTCCTGAAAACACAAAAGCATGGTCAGGTACAAAAACTCTAAAGCCTATCAAAAAATTTCTAGTCAAACATAGAATAAACAAATTCTCAGAATACTGGTTGAAAGATGATGACAACAAACTATGCAAGATTGAAGTTCCAATCGACAACAAACTAAATCATCTCTGGGAACACTTTTTTGAGCAAGATTCTATTCCCCTAGTAGGGCTTTTTAAGCATATGGAACGTGACGGAATTAGCTATTTTCACCTAAAAAACTGGGAAATAGACTTTACCAAAACTTGACATTAAATGGTTTTGGGTCTATAATAGAGGCTTAGATTGATTAAAGGAGCTAGTTATGACACAAGTTTACGACCGTTTGACAGAGCAGGAAAAGCGTGAAGTTCGTATGTACGGTGTTACCGTTGCAGGTATGCGTGAAAGTATCGAATCCAGCATCACTTTCAAGTTTTCTGGTCCTGCTATGATTGCTGCTAGTTTGATGAGTGATGCACAGGAAATGATTAATACCGAGTACGGTGAAGTTGACTATATGCGGGCCGAAGATGCCCGTCAATGTCTGAATCGTGCTAAGTGGGTCCTGTTTGAATATGTTATGAAAAAGGATTGACAACAAATGGTTTCGGGTCTATAATGTAATCTTAGACAGTTAAGCACAGGAGAACATCATGGATGTACATAAATTGACTAAGACTGAACTATGGGACCTAATTGACAGTTTCGGCCCACAAAATAAAGTTGTGGTTGGAAGTGATACTGTGAATATCACCAATCAATATCACAATGTAACATATCCCATACGAACGGAACAGGACCTGTCTCAATTAGATAGGATTGTGGAACTTGATAGTAGCATTTACCGCAGAAAATACAATCTGGTATTCTGTTATAACGAAGGCCAGCGTGAGCATTTTTTCATCGAGCCTGCGGGACTGAAAAATCACAAAACAAAGTTGGAAAAATTGCTATACAAAATGTTGGAAAAATTGCTATACAAAAATTGACATTAAATGGTTTTGGGTATATAATCTAGTCTTAGATTGATTAAAGGAGCACAAAATGGGATACAGTGATTGGCAAGCATCGGCAAAGATAGAGGACATGGTTGGCAAGGTGTTCACTTCGGTAACACAAGATTGTGATGTGATGGTGTTCGAGAACGCAACCGAACGCTTTGTGTTCTTCCACTACCAAGACTGTTGCGAAAGTGTGTCCATCGAGGACATCTGCGGTGACCTGCAGGACTTGGTGGGAGAACCTTTGTTGATCGCTGAGGAAGTTTCAGGTGAGACTCCTGTAGATTTCAACGAAATGGACCATGAGAGTGTGACTTGGACCTTCTACAAGTTCGCTACCCGCAAGGGCTATGTGGATGTTCGTTGGTTGGGCGAGTCTAACGGCTACTACTCAGAAGGTGTAAGCCTGGGTCGTGAGTTGGTTGCTTGACATTAAATGGTTTTGGGTATATAATCTAGTCTTAGATTGATTAACGGAGCAAATATGTCTGAATTCACTACTTGGGAACAAATGTCTAAACTGGAACAGGCGCAAGCCATCTTCTGGGATATGTACAAGGATGCCTACGGTGTTCGCCCGCGCGGTATGGATACATCCGCTTGGGACGAGGCTACCTTTGAAGCCGAGTTAAACTACCTGCAGGACTTGATTGCCAAGAACGAGCAAGAGCGCAAGATCGCCGAACACGAGGCTGCACATGCCTTTGAAATGCGAGTGCAGAGCATCATAGACTGCGGTGCTCATAATCGTGCTATGGCCCTGCGTTGGATTCACGAGGCAGAAGGTTCTAATGGTGATGACGAGTATCTTTGCTACTTGGTTGGATTGCCCTATGCTTATTTCAAGAAGGTTGCATAATGAACACATATAATATACACGATGATCCAGCTGCATTTTATGACGAGAAGTACATCGGCAAGGTGCTGATGCTGCACCCGGCCGAGTGTGTGTTTGAACTAGACGCACCTCGGAAGATTATGCAACGGTTGTCGGTTAGACCTATAACGGAGTGGCACATGGCCGAGCATGGTGATGAATTCAGAGAATGCTGGCATCAGAGCGAAATGTATTGTCCGCATGAAGGCATTGATAGACTGGCCGAGTGTGGTGTAAAAAGTTTAGATTGGGAATTAGCATAATGTATAGAGTTGGCGATTTGATTTTTCGTACGCTGGAAGCACTTTGCATCTATGTCGCAGAACATAGGGGTGAAGATTTTACAATTGAATGGATTACTGAGTATACACTCGGTGACCCGATGGAGCAATAAAATGGTACGTAGTTTTAATTTTGATGTGGTACAGCGTGAAACCGCTGACGGTCACACACGGATAACTGAAGGCGCTTATTGGTACAACGAAGCACAAAAAATGGCTCGGAAGGGTACTGCTAAGTTGGTAATGAACAATAAGAGTTTTGCTGGTTACGGTGGATCCACTGACGTTGGTTATACACGGTATAATTATACTGTGACTGAGGTCCTTGGTTGACATTAAATGGTTTTGGGTATATAATAGAGTCTTATTCAGTTAATTAAAGGACTAGAAAATGGCTAAAAAAATCTCTATCAAAGTTTTCGCAGACCCAGGTCATGCATGGGCCCGCTTCCCCAAAGCAAAGTTGGTGGCGCTTGGTATCGCCGATAAGATTAGTCCTTACAGCTACCAGAACGGCACCAATGCTTTCTTGGAAGAAGACTGCGACCTGTCATTACTGGTTCGTGCTCTCATTGAGCGTGGCTATGAGATTAAATTCAACGAAAGCCATGCTAATAAGCAAAGCAAAATCCGCAATTATTCTACATATCGGGCTTAATATATGAAAATGCGTAAACACAAGGTAAACAAAGTCCGATGCAGCCGTCAAGCCTGGGTGGATAATGGTGCATGGTCCTACTATAACCGCCGCTTCGAACTGAGCATCCTTAAGGTTCGGGCCGAGCGTGAAGCCTATATGAATGCCTGGCGTGAGTCTCAAATTCCAACTGAAGTTGTTCTACCGGCTTGACATTAAATGGATTTGGGTATATAATACATACTTAGACAGTTAATTAAAGGACTTAGAAAATGACAAATTTTGCAATGTTTACTGACGCTGGTAATGATGCAGTTGGATCCATCGTAAAGTTGGCAATCAGTCAAAACTTGAGTTGGTCTGTTGTTCGAGGATTGCTCAAGGCCTTGGCTCAGGACGAGCGTTTTGAGGAAGCTACTGACACCTCTGTGCAGGAAGCAGTATACAAGGCTTGCGATTTTAGTTGACATTAAATGGTTTTGGGTATATAATAGAGTCTTATTCAGTCAACAACAGGAGTTTCAGATGGGCTACAAAGTTATCGCAGACAAACATCAGATGGATGAAATGCGTACCAAGTATGGTCCTCGCAAAGGTCTAGAAGGTCCTTTCAACTTCACTGGCCGTGTGTTGTATTACGACACCGAAGAAGGTCAGTACTATGACCCCACTACCGACTTCTATGTTGAGCAGGCTGATATGGATATCATCCATCAGCGTATCGTGGATATTCTGAAGGCTTGACAATAAATGGGTAATAGTATATAATACTATCTTGTTCAGTTAATTACAGGAGTTTTTCTATGTCAACTATTCGCATTCTCTCTGGTTCTTATCGTAACAACCCTGTTGCTGGTGATGTGTTCACACTAGTCAAAGGTTATCAGGTTGGTAAGAAGGGCGGATTCGTTACTGTTAAAAATGACGGACAGTTTGCATCGGGTGGACCTCAGGTCCGTGTCAATGTTAATAGCATTGAAGATATTCAATTCATGAATGGAGAAGCAGTAGTGGGTAATGCAGTAGAATTCAAAGCAAAAGCAGAGGTTCTCAAAGAATCTGATCAGGAAGCAATGGACCGTATCGCAGGTCGTTTTGCTGTATTGGATGAAATGTCAAAAGCATGTATCAGTGGTGACATTCGTGCTATGATTGTCACAGGCCCTCCTGGTGTCGGTAAGTCATTTGGTGTTACTCAGCAAATGGAAAAAGCTAGCATGTTCGATAAGATTGCTGGCAAGAAGGTCCGTTTCAATACTGTCAAAGGTGCAATGAGTGCTATTGGTTTGTTTGTACTATTGTACAAATACTCTGATGCTAAAAACGTATTGGTGTTTGATGACTGCGATATCTGGGATGATCAAGATGCAGTCAACATTCTGAAAGGTGCATTGGATAGTAGCAAGACACGGCGTATCTCTTACAACAAAGATTCACGTATTCTGCGTGAAGAGGGAGTGCCCAATTCTTTCAACTTCAATGGCTCTATCATCTTTATCACAAACAAATCGTTTGATGCTAAAAAAGCAAACAAAATGCAACCTCACTTGGATGCATTGCAAAGTCGTTGTCACTTTCTGGATTTGACTATCAATACTGAGCGTGACAAAATGATGCGTATCAAGCAGGTCTATCGTGATGCTGACCCTGGCTTGTTTGTTGACTATTCTTTTAGTAAAGAACAAGAAGAAGGCATCATGGAATACATGTGGTCTAACTGCAATCAATTGCGTGAGATCAGTTTGCGTATGGTGTTGAAGATTGCTGACTTGGTTAAAATCAGTCCCAATAACTGGACAGAACTTGCGAAAGCAACTTGCATGAAGAATCTCTGATTAGATTACTTTTAGTCTGCAAAGACTTTCAGGGGAACTTAGGTTCCCCTTTTTTTGCCTTTATGCTTGCATTTACTAATTACTTTATGTTATACTAAGTACTAATATGAAACAATGCAAAATAATTGTCAAGGATGAAGTCAATGTAAAAATCGAAGGCTTAGAATTAAGCGAACGAAAAGCATTGGTAAAGATGTTTGAGTATGATGTGCCCGGTGCAAGGTATCTTCCTGCGGTACGATTAGGTAGATGGAATGGTAAGGTTAGTTTCTTTAGTCTTGGTGGCAGTAGCTATGTCAATCTACTTCCCGAAATACTACCCTTCATTGATAGCAGAGACTACGATATTGAACTAGAGGATTTGCGTACATACAGCACAACATTCAATTTTAGTGAAGTGTCCGAGGAGACATTCAAACACAAGAATTGGCCCGAAGGTCATCCGATCGCAGGACAACCTGTAGTATTGCGTGACTATCAGATATCAATCATCAATGAGTTTCTAAAGAACCCACAGTCATTACAAGAGATTGCTACAGGTGCAGGCAAGACATTAATCACAGCAGCATTGAGTTGGTCTATTGAAAATTACGGGCGCAGTATTGTTATCGTGCCTAACAAAAGTCTTGTGACACAAACAGAAGCAGATTATATCAATCTAGGTTTAGATGTTGGTGTATACTTTGGTGATAGAAAAGAATACAACAAGACACATACGATCTGTACTTGGCAGAGCCTTAACAACATGCTTAAGAAAACAAAAGCAGGTGAAGCGGAAGTCGAGATTGGTGACTTCCTTGAAGGTGTTGTTTGCGTCATGGTTGACGAGGTTCACATGGCCAAAGCAGATGCACTAAAAGAACTATTGACTGGAATAATGAGTACTATTCCAATTCGTTGGGGTTTGACTGGCACTATCCCTAAAGAAAAATTTGCGAGTCAAGCTATCTTCATCAGTCTTGGTAATGTCATCAACAAACTATCCGCTAGTGAATTACAAGACAGAGGTGTGCTGGCACAATGTCATGTGAACATCGTGCAACTACAAGATGGGGTTGAATTCTCTAATTACCAAAGTGAACTAAAACATTTACTTGAAGATGATAAACGATTAAATAAAATTGCTCAACTGGTAGATACAATCAAGAACAGTGGCAACACATTGATACTGGTTGACAGGGTAGCAGCAGGAAAAGAGTTACATAATAGACTAGCTGAACTATTAAGAAACTTCAAAACAGAATACGATGTTGTATTCGTATCAGGCAATACTGGTATGGATGAACGAAAAGAACAATACGATGAAGTTGCAACAGCAACTAACAAAATCATCATAGCAACGTATGGCGTTGCAGCCGTAGGTATTAACATTCCACGAATCTTTAATCTTGTTCTTATTGAACCAGGAAAGAGTTTTGTAAGGGTGATACAAAGTATCGGTCGTGGTATCCGTAAAGCAGAAGATAAAAATTTCGTGCAGATTTGGGATATCACCAGTAGTTGTAAGTTTGCAAAACGGCATCTTACACAAAGAAAAGCATTCTACAAAGAGGCCAACTACCCTTTTGACGTAGAAAAACTCACATATAAATGATATAATAACAAAATGCGTATACTTACATTAGAAAATTCCTATTACAATCTTGAAACATTACCCGAAGAAATAGATGATCTACGATTTGCCATACTAGATAATAGTAATCCAAGTAATGTAGATTATCATTATATCCCATTAATATTTTTAGAGAGTTTTAATGCACCTGCACTTGTACTAAGAATTGGCAAGCATACGATTAAGATGCCAGTAGATTGGCAGATATTGATTGGTGAAAAAGAACATGGTGACTTAGAGACATTGCCATTGACGAGTATCAATGATAGAGGATTCAATGCGTTTGAGTTCAATCCATTGAGTAGCTTTAGTCCTACATTTCTACCTATTGAGATACTAGACATATACCATGATGTAACGTGGTATGCTCCTCGATTAAAAAACGGACAGTTTCTGTGTGTACCTATCGAAGATGGTCCTAAACCCGCATGTATATATTTTGTAAAAGAGATTAGTCGTAATTGCGAGATAGTAGATTATTCGCAGGCATTCTAATGGCAACAAGAAAAGCAGCAGTACCAGTTGATGAGAAATTTGACAAACAAGATTTAGACTTGTTTGAGGTCCTTGCCGCAATGGATAAGAAAGACTATGGCTTCTATGATAGGTTATCAATAGAACAACAAAAGAAGTTTGTGCCATTCACGATGATACAATGGATGAGTGCAATCAAAGCATCAGGTGACCTACAAGGATATTATTTGATGAGTGTAGAATATCATGCAAACAAATATCTATTCAACGAGAATGTGCAGAAGCATCCTAAACTACAATGGTTGATGTTATGTGCTAGTAGCCCTAATTTAGGTAAACAGTTTCATCAATGGATACCTAACATAAGCCCTAAGGTAAGCAAACTACAAGCGCCTGCAAAGATAAAAGATATAAGAGAATACTATAAGAAGATATATCCCAAAGCACATGAAGATGATATAACGGCTGTAAGTCAAGCGTTTGTAGATAGTCAAAAGCGTAAACTTAGATTAGCAGAATTATTCCCCAACATGAAAATAACAGACATTGAGACACTAAATGAAACTATCACCGACGAACAACTTAAGCAATATGAAAGAGACCTCGGTAATTGAACCAGTAAAGTTTGGATGTGAATTCTGTAAGCGTGAGTTCTTAAAAGAAAGCACGATAACTAAACACATCTGTGAGAACAAGCGTAGGTGGCTAGATAAAGACTTGCGTGGTAATCAGTTTGGCTTTCAGACTTGGGTACAGTTTTATAAAAAGAATACATCTAGTCGCAAGCATCGTACCTATGAAGAATTCATTCGTAGCGCATACTATACAGCATTCACTAAGTTTGGTAACTATTGTCTTAATATCAATGCTATCAATATCCCAAGATATGTTGAATGGTTATTAAAGAATCAAGTTAAGATTGACAATTGGTGTAGTGATAGTACCTATACCAAATATCTTATCGAATATCTACGACATGAGGATCCATTTGACGCAATACATCGTAGCGTAGAGACTTGTATCAAATTAGCTGAGGATGCAAACATTCAACCACATGACATGTTGCGTTATGGTAATGCGAACAAACTATGTTATGCTATCACAACGGGCAAGATAAGTCCATGGATGTTGTATCAGAGCGACAGTGGTACCCGTTTTCTAGATACATTAAATGAAGGTCATGTGCGACTTGTAATAGATTATATTGACCCAGAACAATGGGCAATAAAGTTCAAGAGGGATACAGAACTCACAAAACGAATCAGTAGTACACTAAAAGAAGCTGGTTATTGATAAATAAAAGTGTAGTCCACGAGCCTCTAACCTCTCCGACTACTCTAACGCTATCAAGGAGCATCAGCATGAGTATTTATTCAAGAAAAAACTCTCCCATTGGATTTTATGTCTACGCATATGTTAGGTCAGATGATACCCCATATTATATTGGAAAAGGCCATAATCAACGAGCATGGAAACACACAAAAAATGATGTTATAAAAACACCAGCGGACCACAACAATATAATCATTTTAGAAACAAGGTTAACTTCTTTGGGAGCAGCCGCAATTGAGAGAAGAATGATTCGTTGGTATGGTAGAAAAGATTTATGTACTGGTATACTAAGAAATAGAACTGACGGCGGAGAAGGAGTTTTAGGTGCTATACGCACTGCAAAATGGAACTCCAATATTGGAAAAGCAAATTTAGGTAAGAAAAGAACTTTAGAAATAGGAGCTCGTCATAGTATAGTAATGACAGGTCGTAAACAATCAGATGAAACTCGCAAAAAGAGATCCGATTCTCTTACTGGTAGAACAAGGACAACTGAAGAAAAAAATAGCATTAGCTTTGGTAAAAAAGGAAAACCACAAACGACAGAGCATATTGCAAATAGAAAAGCAGCACTTTTGGGTAAAAAACAGCAGGTGGTAATATGTCCACACTGCGGCACGAGTGGGGGAATAGTTAATATGAAACGATGGCATTTCACCAATTGCAACCATTAGCATTGACATTAATCTATTTTGATGATATAATTAGGTACACCTTATATACAAGATACTGATGTTACAAAACAAATCAAAGACACCCTCAAAGAAGCAGGCTACTAAGGTTCGTGTACCTTGGGCAAAAGGTGAAACTTCATATAAGTGGAATGATGTATGTGGCTATGCGATAGAACACTTTGGCTTGCCCGGTGAAAGATATTACACGCATGCCACAGAAGATTATATGGATTTTTATTTCTATGACGAGCGTGATGCTATACATTTTAATTTGAGTTGCTTATGACACACAAGATTCGGTACGAACGTCCTAGGTCTGGGATAACATGGAACATGACAACAGAGGAACCCGTATTGATAATTGATTACGGTAACCGCAAAGTTCGTCTGACTCATAGCACCCCGTCGGCTGAGATTCTCAGCCGTAAGATGCAGGATCAAATCAAATGGTGCGAAGATACTTTCCGTTCTGGGACACATAGCTATTCCAACGGTAGATGGTTTTTCAAACGACCACAGGATCTAACCATGTTCTTGTTGAGGTGGCTATGATTAAGAAACGCGCCATGAATGAAGCTAGATGGGTGTCTGAATTAACCACCATGAAAAGACTTGAAACTGGTTATGCTGGAAGTCAACCTAAATATCCCTATTGGGTCAAACCATACAACTACTCTTATAAAGAGTGGGATGACATGAGAGATTGGATGATAGATACCATGGGATATAGTGATTGGGTGGTGAAACATGCTCGTTGGGTTGGTAGTGATAGAAAGTATTGGTTCCGTGATGAATCAGATAGAACCTTTTTCATATTGAGGTGGTCATGAGTAAATTTACACATAAAACAGAACGCTATTTCGGTAGCAAAACAAATATACATACAGTATCTTGGAAGGGTCAAGAAGATGTTGATGTTAAAGAAGTCAAGAAATGGTGTAAAAAGAATTACGGCAAGCCAGGATATGATGAAGAAACTGGAACTAATCGTTGGGTAGATAACATCAAACAATGCGAGATAATGCTTACCCGTGATGAAGATTTGACTATGTTTTTACTACGCTGGGAATGAAAACCGTAACCGTCACAAATGTGCCAGTACTTCAAATAATAGAGATAGTACATCAGATGAGGGCGCATGGATGGGTAGACAAAGTAGATTTTGATTGGGCATTTTATAAAGCAGAAAACTTTTCTGAACCAGCTTACTGTTATACTATATTCAATTTCTACCGAGATGAATACAGTACATATTTTTCATTGAGATGGCTGTGAGTAATATTTCAAAAGATTTTCAAGATTATGATGACGATGATCCACAAGTTCATTTCAGGAAGAATCGTTGGAAGTACTGGAACCTGCTTAAGTTAGTAAGAACTGAATTCATGGTAGATAGAAAAGAGTTTGATGCTTATCTTTTTGAATCATATATCCAAGATAAGTATGGCATAAAGATGAACATGCTTGATGGAAACATTACTGATGGTTACGAGATTGTAGATGAACATAAGTATTTGATATTCTTGTTGAGGTTTCAATGAGCGATACAGATTGGGAAAACATCAAGTCAGGATGGTATGAACTAGTTATCAAACTTGGTGAACATGACACAACATTTTCACAAAGGAGAGAGATAGTAGATTGGATAATCACAAACATACAAAAACCAGATAGACATTGTGTATATACTTGGGTATATGATGAGGTTTGGTTATTCAAAGTCAAATTTAGATACGAGCGTGATTATATTTTAGCAAGATTAAGATGGTAATATGGCAATAACAACATACACAGAACAATTCAGACAAGCATTTCCCACTGCCGCAGACTCACTTTGCCGTGACAGTAAATCTAAATCTGGACACAAAACAGTCTATCGTAGAGATTGTAGATATCATAAAGAAGATCCGTCTATCATTGTAAAATGGATGAGAAGAAATTTTGGTGAAAGACACCAAGGATGGGACTTCTCCTTAGTTGGAGGATGTGTTACAATAGAGTTGTGGGATGATAAATTTATAACAATGTATGAAATGTGGCAAACATAATGGAAAAGCGTGAAAAACATCAGAAGCGAAACACTTGGAGAATACTCAAGGAACTAGAACCTATACAATCACTATCATGTAGATTAGGTTGGCATAAATGGACTAACTGGGAGGTATGGGATGAAATATGGTCAAACGGAAGTGTTAGCCATGCAACATGCTACTGTGCAAAATGCGGTATGCCTAGGATCGAACAACCCTATAGTAAAAGTAAAAAAGGATAAACATGGCAGATATAATGATAGACATTGAATCACTTGATACAACACCAGATTGTGTGATTCTTACAATTGGCGCAGTATTGTTTGATCCTAGAGGTCAAGGAATCATTGACAAGATTGAGATTAGACCTACGATTGAGGATCAAACAGAGATTTATAATCGTAGTATCAATGAAGCAACATTAGAATGGTGGAGTAAACAAAATCCAGAGGCTATCGAAGAAGCTATGGGTGACAGAGACCGTGTATCGTTCAAAGAGGCAATGGATCAATTGTATAAGTTTTGTTGGAATCATGGTAAACCGTGGAGTCATGGAGCTCCATTTGACATTGTTGCTATGGAACATGCTTGGAGACAATTTGATCAATTAGCACCCTGGCCCTATTATAATGTTAGAGATACACGAACATTGTTTGATATTGCTGGTGTCAGTCTTAAAGACGGTGGACATGTAACGAGTCACAAAGCAGTAGAAGATGCTGAAAGACAAGCTATTGTGGTGCAACAAGCGTATGTGAAATTAATGAAAGCAGGATTGGTTCAACCACGATGAGAATAGATAGTGATATTGACATTGATTTTGCCGATAGATCAGAGATGTTGCTGCATATAAAACATACCAATGCGGCAATGCGTAATGTCAATCCTATTCGTAAACATGCTACTGGTGTTTATGTCACTCCTATCCCCTATGACCCTGTGCTTGACATAGCAAGCATTGACTATACAGTAGCAGAGAAGCGTGGTTATTTCAAACTTGACCTATTGAATGTTCATGTATATGAGAACGTCCGTGACGAGCAACATCTAAATGAGTTAATGGTTGAACCTGATTGGAGTAAATTAAAAGACAAGAGTTTTGTTGAGAAACTTATTCACTTGAACAATCAGTATTACAACATAGAAAAGATGCCAGAACCTATAGATAGTATCCCAAGATTAGCTATGTTTCTAGCAGTTATTCGTCCCGGTAAGAAACATTTGATAGGTAAAACTTGGAGTGAGATCAATAAAACTGTCTGGGATAAGGGAACTGACGGATATGTGTTTAAGAAAGCACATGCGATTGCGTATGCTCAATTAGTTGTGGTTCATATGAACCTGTTAGGGCATTCGTTTGACGAGGGTGATACTACGGCGTTTACTACGGCGCTTACTTAATTCATTCATGCTACATATTGGACCATGAACAATAACTAGACTTTTGTTATTGAAGGTCCTAAGATAAGGTCTAAACATAGACCATTCATTTTTTAAGAACAAATTGATAGGTATAAGTCTGTTACTTTCCCACCACCATACTTCACCTAGTTCTAAAAACTTCTCTTTTATGTCATTGTCTACTATGGATCCATAGTCGTAGATGGTAGTCACCATGTCATCACGGTTTTGAACTATTCCAACATAATCTTGGTTGGCATACGAACACACAGTTATGAAAGGGTGATTCTGAGTTAAGCGATTGAAAAATTCGTTTTGGATCATTATTATAGTGAACAGCTTATTTATCGGGTAACCAAAGTTAATTAAATTAATATATTAGACTAAATATGTCATAGGAGCCTACATTTGTGTATTCAACATCAGTATTTTATTACGTTCAGCGCAACATTGTCGTGCTATTGTCAGGCTATTCACCGAGGAGATATATGCCAGTCTACGCAAAACCATTAACTTTACATAAGGGAGTTGATAATCAGATCCAGTTTCAGTTCTTAAATCAGGAACAAAAACCCATAGATATTACTGGGAAAAGCATCACTTGCCGTATATTAAACTATGAAGGCAATCAAGTTCTGATACAAAAAGCATTAACATTACAGTTTGCAGCTACTGGTATCTGTGCATTATTTCTAAATGCAGCAGACCTTGAGAATATCGAGGCTCAAAAATGCTATTACACATTAGAAATTCCAGTTAACGAGTTTGACTTCCCTGTATTTGTAGACCAAAATGCAGGTGCTCGTGGTGTGATGAATATCGTCAATAGTGTATTACCTAACTTTGTTCCATCATATAGTATCACTATCCCGACTGGACAAGCATTCCCTAACAGTCACGGGTCTAACGGAAGCAGCTTGACATACACTACAAGCGTACTAAGCACCAACAACAATCCAATACTAACTATCCAAACAGAATATATTGAATTCTATGGAAACACGACCATTCAAGGTAGCAGTATTGTAGATAACGATTGGTATGATATTGTGACCACAGAAGAAGTATCTAATGTTACACAAACGGTTGGATATGTTATACAAGGATTTCATCCTTATATCCGCATGCAATTCACTAGCAATGCGGGCGCAGTAACCAATATATTGACCAGATAATTTGCTTTAGTGTTTCTATTGTGTTACAATCAATAGATGTTTGATATCCTGTCTATATTACCTGGTAAAAAGAAACAAACAAGTTCAGGTTGGACTAGCTTTAATGCTATCTGTTGTACCCACTTTGGTCACAGACAAGATAAACGTATGCGAGGTGGAATCAAGTTTGATGGCAGTAACTGGAGTATGCATTGTTTCAATTGCGGGTTCAAGTGTAACTTTGTATTAGGTCGGTCAATCAGTCAAAAAACTCGCAGTCTGTTAATATGGTCTGGGATTGATGAGCATCAAGTTAAGCGTTGGAGTTTAGAAAGTTTACAACAAAAAGACTTGATAGACTTTACACAGCCAAAGAAACAAAAGATAAAAATCAAGTTCAATGACCACAATCTACCCGAAGGTGAGATTGTTGATGTGAATAA